AAGTATCGATTTATTTGAACCACATACCTCAACACCACATTCTCTCGTTGGAGTGGTTTTTCATTGGGGGAAGTATCGCCCCGTTGATAAATCATCAATTTGATGTATAATATACTACATGAAGTCAGGAAAGACATCACAAGGCTAATTAACTGGTCTTCATAAAACTGGCAACGTTGTCTAAAATAAAATATAGACCAACCCACATGTCTCGCCGGGATTGACCCCACTCCATTATACACTATTTTATTCACTTTATCAACAGGTTAATACCCCGAACATGCACTGTTGATCTACCTCCCGACTCATTTGATTTTTTCTCATGGTTCCCGTATAATATATTTCTCTGAATGTCAACACCACGAATTTAGCACGATTAACAATGGGGCAATTGGCCACCGTTGACATTTAGAAAAGACCATATAATAAACAATTGGTCAATCAAACTGAAACAACCTGAACCACTTTTTAATGGTGGCACGCTGGTCTGCGCTCCAAAGAAATGTCCTAACCACTTCATTCAACCATTTTTCTATTTTATCCTACTCAACCAGATTGAACAGAACCACAGTTTCTGCACACCCCACCAAAATAATAAACCAATCGACTAGTTTTTCATTGGGGGAAGTATCCAACCATACACCCCAACCATACCTCAACCCCCATTCTACCGTTCAGTACGGTTTTCTACCGGCTCAACATCCAAAATATACACAACCATATAAACAACCAAAAAGGTGGTTGCTCTCAACACCACAGAAACTGCAGGTTGGTGCACAATAATACCACCTTTTGTTATATAAGCCCCCCCAAAAGTGTGATCCCCCTTCATAATATATTAGTTATAAAGGAGGGATGTGGTGCAATTTTTGATAGATAAGTTGTTATTGATTTGGTTGATTACTAGTAGATATATGGTTAGTGATATAGTGTTCTACACTGCAGTTTTAGTGTGTTGAACTATTTAATAGTATAACTAGTTGAATATAAAAAGGTAAAGTTTGTTTACTATTAGATGTAAGTTGTTATGTGTTATTCTAATGGGTAGTATTGTTAACCCCATTAATGTGTTACTGAGATGTGAATAAGTATATAAAAGTGAAATAAGTTACGGGTATATAAGAATAGGTACTGAATGAATTGACTAAAGAGTACCGGTTAAATAATTAAAAGGAGTAGTAGTTATGGAAATGGAGAGTGTATTGCCTAGTTTTGATGAACTGGGGGAGGAGTTGAGAAATAGTAAGATGAGGGTAGTATGTATTGATTTGGTGGATGTTCAGTGGGTTAAGGTAGAAACTAAGTTTGATTATGAGAAAGGGGAAGGGAGAGGGGAGGTAGGGGGATTGTTATGTAATTTGGATGGGTATGGGGAGGTAAGTGGATATATTCCGAGTAAGGTATTTTGGTTGAATGGGAGTTTGAAGTTGGTATATTATGTTAATGTTAGTTTGCCGGAAGGGGTTAAGCCATTTAGTGGGAGGACGTATATCTTAATAAGTGATATGGTAATAGGGGGAAGTTTTTTATATGATGTTGGTGTTCGAATGTTTATGGATCAGGTACGAAGGGAGATAGATTGGGTGAATGTAATTATATTTGACAGTGAATCGTTTAGTGATATTATAGTAGGTAGGGAAGATGAGTGAGGGATATTATGTTGGGTTGAGGAGTTATCAGGATAGTGTTGAGGTTGGTAAGTCGTTTATTATTGAGGTATATAGTGTTGGTAAGGTGCAGAGGTCTAGTGCTATTCCGATGGAAATGTTAGAAGAGGTTATGGAGGAAGTTGAAATAGTTAGGGTAGGGGGGATGGGGATATCGATATGGTGTCATGAGATTAGTAAGTTGGTTGTGTTTGCGCCAGGTTCGGTTGAAAGAGTTGACATCATTTTCAACAAAGGGGGCTAAAAAAGCCCCCCCCCTTATTATTAATCGAATGAATCGATTAGGGGTTGAAGGTCATCTGCTGCTTGATGTTCGCCGTTGAGGTAGAAGGCTTCTTGAGAGAGGACGAGGCTTTCTAGTTTAATATCTTTTAGTTCTTCTGGGTCGAAGTGGGTGCCGTTCTGGGCATCTTGAAGTAATAGTTTAAGTTCGTGAAGTCGGTGTTCGATGAATTCGATATAGATAAGTTTGATTGTATGTTCGTGGAGGTTTTCCCAATGAAGGAGCCATTCAGGGTCTGTATCTGTATTAAGAACAATAGTGGCATAGAGGGCAATAATAATTGGTCCGATATAGTTTATGCCCCATATCATTTCGTCGTACAAGCCAACATATATCCAAGTGAATACAGTAATGGATGTGGATACGGCAGCAAGTGGTAGAACTAAACGATATAGCCACTCAACTGTTTTAGCAGCTCGTTTAAAAGTTGTTTGTTGAGTTGGTCCATCTAATTTATGGATAATGTTGGGGTTAGTTGCGATTAGTAGTTGTTCATGAATATCTTTACCGAAGAGGTAGAAGATTATTAATGAGTAGCTAAGAATCAATGTAATGGTTGCAAAGATGATATGGTAGGCGAAGTGCATTATTTAAGTCCTTTTAAAGTGTTTCGGTGATCCAATTCTCGGAAACAGTACTACCGTTTGAGAGGTAATACCAATTTCCGGTATGATTTGTTATTACTTTTTTAATTACGCCCACAACTACTTCGTGGCCTCCACCTCGACAGGCACATCTTGGTTTATTAGCTTTAACACGAGTTTCGAGTGCTAGTGGTTGGTTGTTTAATGGAACTGGCATATATTTCTTCCTTATAACTTATTTGTGGCATGATATTTATATTCCACAATGTTGGAGAAAGGAATGGTAGTTAAGTTATTTGTGTGGTTATCGTATGAGTAGCACACTTGTTCTTTTGGACAGGCAATAGTTAATGGATACTTAGACTGGTGGTATCTATTTTTTGGTTTAGTTCCATTCACACATCCAGTATCAATGTAAATTTGTCTCTGAATCTTAATCGGTTCTCCAGGAACAACAGAATGCCCACAAAACGTAATTGATAAATCATCGGATTGAAATTTAGTGGTTGGAACAGGACTTTGTTCTAACTTATATGTCCGATCATTCGTATGCATTCCAATAATGTATCTTCCCCATAACATATTATTAATATCTGTGTCTGAGAATTGCCATTTGTCAATATCGTCATTTGTCACAGGAATCACTTTGGCATTGTTAAATCGAAGAATTTCCGCGTGAACGACATTAAATCTGTCATTATTATTGCCAACGGAAATTATGAGTGGCAATTTTTTCATATATTCTGATATGAATTTGAGTTGTGGAACTGGTTCGTGTTGGAACCATTCGCCACCGTTCATAAGCCAACAGTTGATATATTGGTTGTCTTGTTCGAGAAGGGACTTCCACATAAGCATTTCGTGGTTGCCTTGAGTTGGAATGAACCAAGGTTCGAACATAAGGGAGGCGCATTCAACATTTTCTGGTCCTCTGTCACACAAATCCCCAACTGAGAACAGTCTATCGGTTTGGAAGTTGAAATTGAGTGATGTGAGGGCGTTCATGAGGTGTGTATAAACACCGTGCAGGTCACCAACTACGAAATCTCTACCTAATGTATTAGTTTCGTAGTGGTGATGGTATTGATTTTTAATAATAGGTTCGTACATGATAACATTCCTTGTATCAGTTAATTGGTTATTTAGGTGGTGGTTTGTTACAAGGGAACTGATTGGTAATTGCTTTCACTATTAATTTGTCAGCTGGTTCTTGTAGTTTTGCAACATGTGTATCCAGATAATCCAGTACTGTATCAAGTACAATTTGATTTGTAATCTCAATTGGAAGGCATGCTGTTTTTTTATGTATTGATTTGGTACTATCATACACCCCAATAACATATCCCTGAAACATTGCAGCTTCATCCGTGATTGAATGTCCCATTTGTTGTAATTCAAGTCCAGTCAATGCTTGGACTGGAGATGCTAGTATTAGTAAAGGTACCATTAATAATTTTTTCATTTTTCATCTCAGTTGAATTAAAAAGATATTATACGATACTAAAAGAGAAAAGTCAATATGGGTAATTGACCTATAGTTCTTTGATCTGCTCAATTAGTAGTTCTAATTTCTGGATGATTCTTCGTTTTTCTGGTCCGAGCACAGTTGATGGTAAAGTGCCTAGTGCTGGAATACCTTCTGAAAAAATATTTAAAAGGCTCATTAAGGAAGTAATGCTCATTATGGTGTATGCTCATACAAGAGGGAAGGGAAAGGTGAGAGAAACTACTTCTCTCACCTATTCTGTTATTTAAGCCATGTTGCCAAAGAAGGCTTGTTGTGAAGATTCGAATGAATCCATTTGTTGTGCACTTGCACGACCTGCAACAACATTATAGTTGTCTTGACTGTCGAACAACTTACCGTTTGCAAATTTGTCCAATGCAAAATCAGAACTTTTTGTAGATGGTAGAATGTGTGTTCTCATTTCAGTTGCAACATTGAACACATCAAAGGCTGATAAATGGCCTGGTAATTGAGCAGCCAAGTTTTTATCTTCGAAAACAGATGGTCTGTAAATATCAGCCAGTTGAAGACTTGGAGATACTGCATGGATGATATTGGACAATTTTGCATGTTCAATAGAATCAACAGTTGTTTGTAATCTTTCTGTTGCATGACTTTCCAATAACAACAGGTCTGCAACTGAACAATGTTCTTTAGCCATCTGTCCAACACGTTCAACAACAATACCATTCACTTTGTTTTGAATTAATCTGGCTGCAATGTTCAAATGTTCTTCGAATCTGTTTTCCAATGGAACTTTTGAGTTAACAAAGTTGGTTAACCCAACCATACCATTTGTACAGATCAATCTGACTAAGTCAAATACTGTATTAACAGTTTTAACATAAGGGTTCCAAGTGAAAGACAGTACAGAATTGAATTCGCCGCCAGAAGCATAACCAGGGACCATGATTTCGTTCTTATCCCAAATTTTTCTCAGAACAATTGGTGAATCATTTTCATCTGTATCTTTTTGCATGTGAACCAAGTTCAGCTCATTTTTATGCTGGTACCCCAACAAATCCATAAACATTTGGATATTGGCATCAGTGTGAATGAAACCTTTGTATGAACCATCTCTGAAGTCAACCAATTGGTTTTCTACTGAGAAAAATGAACCACCTGAAAGACGACGTGCTAAACTGTCAGCATCCATTACATCCAAATGTTGACTCACACGGCTGGTATGTGGGAAGATGTGCTGCAGTTCACCATTAACAGTAATTGCAGCAAGTGGACGATGTTTTTCGTCAAACTGTTTAACAACAGTCACGTGAGCATTTTTGTATAATTTATGCATACCTAAATGTGCGACGATTGCTGGAGCAGCTGAAACTTGAATTGAGTCGGTCATAATATATTCCTATTTCGATGTACGTTATAGTTATGTGTTATCTTTAATGTTAATTAAGATACTTAATCAACAAGACATATTATACACATTTTTCATTTTTAATCAACGGGGCAATAAAATCAAGCGTTGAACAAAAATATGCGTTTTGTTAATCAAATTACTTAATCAACAAAACATATTATACACATTTTTCATTTTTAATCAATGGGGCAATATTAATATGTGATAATTAACCATCACCAGTTAAAATATTGGTCCTTGGCACTATTATGGTTCTTGGGTGGTATTTAGCAATTGGATATTGTTCCTCCACCCTATAAAACGCATCATTTATGCGAGTTTTAATAATGCCCAATCTAAAAATAGAATTGGTTAGATGAACTGCATCTCCAGGTTCCAATTGTATCATGATTTGATATCCAATATATTAATTAATTCAATTGTTGTTCCTGTTTTGTGGTCTGTTAGGGTCCAAGACGGGACTGCGTCATCAATCAGAATACAGTGATCACCAACATGTTGGCTCATACAATATTTAAAGAAGGACCAGTGCTTACCATTTAATTGAGCGTACTCGAATCTGGAATCATACTGAACACTTTCATACTTACTGACAACCTTCATAGATTCTTCCATGGAAGGAAAGGATAATACTTGTCTTTTTAAGATGCGACAGATTCGATCTTGTAAATGTAATACAAAATCTTTCTTGTCTCGTTCATGATAGATAGCAAATGACCAAATATGAATATCACCAAGATGGTTTGTATCTAACCATTTTTTGATGTAAGAAGTGTTAATAAGTAAACCACTATCCCAACTATCGATAATTGTTTCCTCTAGGTCGAGGTATACCTGTTGTGCCATTTTTACTCCAATAAGTAAGTTTTAATGATAATATACTCTTATATTATCATCAAAAATCACGTCAAATATGCGATATACTCAATGACAAATTGATTTTGCATTGAGTATATCGATATTCTAAATAATTACTTGGTCGTAACAGTGGTTATCTTTTGATGGTTACTTTAAATAAGGATCCACCAAACAGTGAGTTACATACAGTGGCAATAATAACCACAGCCAACCAGGTAAGAAAGGTCATAGGAATGGTGGTTCCAAACATGTAATTGATCGCCCAAACAAATATCAGTGGCCACAGTATAGCCACCACAATACCACCAATAATAAAACAAATAGCAATTAGAGCCATAACAACCCAGAAAGCAGTTTCCCAATTAAACTCAGATGTATTATTATACCGATATTTTAATTCGTTCCACCAGTCAATTAACAACATTCGACATTTTGTAAGCATATAAGTACTCCCTTAAGTAGTAATATAATGTTGTGCGACATACACAACAAGTTTTAATATGTATAATGCAGCCCATATATCTAATATGGACACTATACATGATTTCAATATGGAACGAACTTGGGGCGAATACATTGCCCCAAGTTTAAAGATAGTTAGTTGTACACAACACCATCTAGATGTCCTTTTCAGTTAATAGACCAGCAACAACATTAACTTGTTGGGTGGATGATTTTTTGGTTTTGTTTAGGATGCTTCTGATTGCGGAACCAGTAATATCTGGATCAGCCATCAAATCATCTAAACTTTTCATTTTCAAGGTCGATAAAGTCGTACCTTCAACAAATACTTGTTCTACTTGAAACAGGTTGGATCTATAAATCCCTTTTGTGGTCAGATACTTCAAAAGTGATCTGATCATGATATACGCATCCAATGTATCAGCTTGTCTTGATAAACCCATCAACCAAGCTAGTGTATGAGTAAATGACATTCCAATATCATATGTCGATTTCACTTGTGACGGAATGTTTGGGAGATTGACTGTATGTAACTCAATCATCAAACGTGGCAACTGAAGTGGTTCTACTTCTTCATACCCAAACATAGCACCAATTTGTTTACCTGCTGTAAGTGCAAAGTTTAAATTGACACACATATTTTCGTCAATTTCATCAAAAGACGCAACAGGTGCTGCGGCATCATCTTCGCTTCTTTTCGAAGCACCAACACCACCCAATTCTTTCCAAATTGGAGGTGAAATAATGAATTCGCCTGTTGTTGCTTTGTACACCAAACATGACCGATTAGTTGGCTGCAACTTGTCTGCATTTGATATTTCTTGAAAGTCAATAGCTGTTACAGATAATTTACGAAAATGTGCATCAGCTGTCATTGTAGGAGCTTCATCCACCAACCTGTCAAGGTTGAAACTTTCAAATGAATACACATAACGACCATCAATATACCAATCTTTATTACTGGCTGCCATTAATGGATAGATTAGTTGGTTTAAGTTAGAAACACTGTATGGTTCCCACATAACCATCTCACCACCAAACCCTTCATGCATCAATTCACCCATCGAACCCATTGCATGGCGTTCCATAGATATAACACGTCCTTCATACATAACTAAAGCAGTTAGTACTGGTTTAAGGTACTTTGTCACTTTTTTGTGACGAATTATAAACGCTCTTGCAACAGACAGAGGAACTGGAATACGAATTGTAACCTCTTTTCTGTCAATTGATTTTTCTTCATCAATTACTGAGATGGCTCCACCCAATGCTTGAGTTACACTTTTTAACAATACTATTTGTGTTGTTAATTTTGTTTTGTCAAATTTAATCATGATGAATTACTCTTTATTTATGAATGAAATACTATAAGTCGTATTATACTGCAATTTATCATTTAATCAACAGGAGAAGATTTGATAACCACCCAACGAAAAAATTTACCAACAGATGTGTACACATTGTACGTTCCAACCAATTTACAAGCTGATTGAAAAGGATGATCATTTCTTGGTGCAACATCAATGTAGTGTGGGCCACTTGATGGTTCAAAGTCAGGCACACCATTGTTAACTACCAATTTACTCCATCCTTGAGCACCCGTTTCTCTGAAATAAACAAATTGTTCACCAATTTCACTAATGATTTGGTTTTTCCAATCATCTACTGGCCCTTCAAAAGTTTCTGTTTCCCAAACCATCTTAAAGCTTCTGTGTGATTAACTCTATGTGATGTATTATACTCAAATAATTGAGTAAATCAATTGGGGGTAATTTGTTGGGGAGTTACAATATAATGGTTCCCTGCGATTTTTGCTTCTGTTAGGTCTTCCAGATTCACCATTCGGTAGGCTCGTTTGAAGAAATCAAACACACCAACCAATCCCATATTAGTTGGTTCATATGGAAGTGACCCACCAGTTGTATATGAATGAACACCTTTTCTGCAAACCATCCTACGGGTAGTGCCAGTTGTTCTTTTGACGAAAGTCACACTAAAAATTTGCGACTTATTATATAGACGAATGATATTTGCCAATTCGTCATTTGTCACTGCAATACTCATGTTAATACTCCTATAAACTATGATAAAATTGATATTTTACTCATCTTTTAAACACAAATCAACACACTATAATTGTAAGTTTCTTATAATTTTGTTAACAGCTTGTTCTGAATCATGAATTTCCTGCAATTTGTTTTGTATGGCTGGAATTCGTTTTATTGGTTGGAGCAACTCCTCCAACTGATCTGGAGCCATACACCAATCAATACCAACATTGTTGGTGATAAACAAATTAACCAGGTGCTCACTAATCATTTTAATAGCAGCTTCTTTACCATATAAGAAGATAGCATCGACTAATGGTTCACCACAAATATCCAATGTTAGTGTTCGATGACTTCGCAAATCATCTTTAATTTCAATTGGACCCAACTCGTATGTTACAGCTTCTTGTATAAATCATTCTAATGGTTTCATCAGCTATCCACCTTGTTTATGTTTAATATTACGAACCAACCTATCAGCTGGAGTCCCATATAGGTCCAGATTGTCCCAATATGCTCCAATTTCTTTTAGCCCTTCGTGATTAGTTACTCCTTTGTGTATCAATAGGTTCAACATTTGAGGGGTACACAAATAGTGATGATACTCATCAATATCGATTAATGATATCCAATCTGTTTTCATGTTAAGATATTGAGTTGGTCTAGTTAACAACTCATTCACCATTATAACAGATTTGACTTGGACTGATTGTTCAGTGCTACCAACAATGAACCACATATCAGTTGCATTTATATCCTGGTCAATATCTGTTGTTGCAATTCTGATGGGGCCATCAGACAGCCCCATCAGATTTAGTGCAACAATTGATTCTCCGACTATGCCAACAATTGAGTTGGCATATCCATATCTGGTGTTATATTCAGAGAACTCCATGTACCGATCGCCATTTGGATTATTAGCAATGGCGATCAATGTATCAGACATATGTTTTATTAGTATATCAGCTTCTGGGGTAGTGTGATACTTAGCCAACTGTGACATAATTTCGTAGGCTCTTTTCAGGTAACCATCTAATGTCTGAGAATACGGTCTCATAATATTAGGCCGAGACAAACAGTATGATAGATACAGCACCAGTAATAAAATAGATAGCAACATATATCCCTGCCCAATCACCGTCAACACCATCACGTTGTATACCAGTAACAACTCTATTACCAAAAATGTTCTTTGTAATTGGGTCATACACAATTATTTTATTGGTTGTAACATCGTAGTGCCATCGTACGAACCAAACTGCAAACAAAAGGATAACCAAACCCGCTAAAATATGCAATATAGCGCCTCCAATAAAATTCCACACAATTAGTACCACTGCCAATACACCAATTGGGGAATGAATGAACTCATTTACGGCCAACCCCAATTCTTTAGCTGCACCACCAAAAGCCAATCCAATATTCTTACCAACATCTACCCAACTATTCACATTATCAGGACTAATGATTGGTTTTTGTGTTTCTTTGTGTGTTTCTTGTTTGTCAACTGCTGTGCATCATTTAAATTGTCCCAACCTGGTATGGCTGAGTTGTCAGCGAATGATGCAGTTGGAACTAACACCATGGCTAATAACAATGTTGCAATTCTTAATATTTTTTTCATGTGTTGTTCCTTATAGTTGTGATAATATGTGAATGAGGTGGGTATCAAGCCACCTCATTCGATTGGTTTATTTCAGTGTTGTTACTTCACTTGTTTTTTCAAATTTACGTTTTTTGTGGTTTTGCCATCAACATAACCAATACTGTAGCCAGCATTCAAATCCATAATATCCTGTACCGTCAAATCGGGTGCAGATACTGTGGTTGACGCACAAGCAACTGGTAATTTATCCCTACCATGTCGATATCCATTTGTATAGCCAACCTTGTAATAATTAGATACACTTGTGTGAAACGTGGTAGCTAACATATCAGTGGCAGAAGTATCCAATTCTGGCCACTTAATTTTTACAGTACCACCATCACTACCATCGCTAGGCATGATTACAGAACCTTCTTTATCAGCAGCAATACAATATCTTAAGAATTCAACAAGACCTGTTTCTGCTTCGTTAGAGGCTGTTAATGCTGACAAAGTACTATCAAATGCATCACCAGTATCTATTGCCAGAATGGTTGCAGCTCCAGATGTTATCTGTTCTTGTAGCCAGTCAGATAACTCACCAGATTGTATCACTTCTTGTAATTCTTCTGGAGCATCCAGTTCAAAATGAGATGGGAATAATGAGCCATCATCAGTTTTAAATGGAGGCACTTGAATAATATCTACTGGTTCAATAAGTTCATCCACATAAGGTTTTGTTACCCCTTGGTCAAATTCATTGATAACAGATTTTCCGAATGTGTGGGAATCTAAACCAGCTTCTTCAAATGTTAATTCTCCAACCACTTCATATCGACACACACGAGCTTTTGTATTATTGTAATCAGTTGGAATACTAACCACATCAGCAGGATTTACCTTTACCACAATAACTCTTGCACCACGATAATGTCGCAGGTACTCAAATGAGCAGATATGAAGCCCTTGAGAACAAGTTACATGACTTCTATCATCAACTTGGTTTCGTGGCATATCAACAACAGTACCAATTTTGTTTTCTGTAACTCCATCAAAACAACTGGTATAGTCAACATTTACACGTTTGTAAGCTAAAAAATAGCCATCACCTGTGATGGGCATCTTGCCATATTCCAAGAACGAATACAACTCGTTAATGGCTTTCTTGGAAACATTATCATACATATTTTGTAAGAAATTGGTCATTGGTGTAGCATCAAACCCTTCCTTAATCATACTCAAAATATGTTGAACCATAGTGTTATGGACTCGTTCACCCTTGTACCAAATAGATTCACCTGCCATATCCACCAAAATATCTGTGTTTTCAGCAAATGTTTGGAAGGTTTTTCCAACGTTAATCAAATTAGGAACAATTCCCCAAACACCCCGTTTGATGGCATTCACAATTTGTTCATAATTAGGATGCTGATTGTCTACAGCATACGGTTTACCATCAATTACCACCGATAAAGCGGAAGGTGTAATGATGAATGAGTTATTACTGTCCGTCATATTTTTCTCCTTTTTGTCATTTCAAGTCGTTATTATATACTGATAATATCTAAATGTCAATAGATGGGAGATCTACCAAATTAATATAAGTTACCAGTTTTTGTACATCATCTTCTGTATCAAGCCCACCATCTTCAACAAAACTCAACATTGAATAGGTATCTTTTAATTTGGTCCACTGTTCATATAGTGAATTCGTACTGGTATAACTGTTCAATTTAATCTGGAACACATTAGCCACTTTATTCACATGATCACGATTTATTGATTGAGCAGTGTTAGTAATTCGGACCACATTATCCCAAAAGGTGTTAAAATCTCCAACAAAGGTCCAAGGACTTTTTGTATCATGATAGCTACACAACACATGATGAGTGGTAGCTCCTATTTTGCTTTTGAAATCTGTAACCTCGTAACAGGCATTGATACCATCATTAGTATCAAGCAAGAATTGCTCAAATTGTGTTTTTAACATATCCACAACATTGATCCATTGAGAACCAGTGCCAAGTTTAGCTACTTCTGCTATTGGTAAACCGTAAATAGGAGTTCCTTTTGGAATTAAACCAATAAGAGTGCTGTACTTAATTAAGTCTTTAAATACTGTATATGGTTGGTTGTTATAATATGGAGTATATCGATTAACAGCAACATAATATCCACCTGCACTAATATCAATACTATCAAGGTCCCAATGATTCTTACCATGTGTTGGATATTGATAGTATCGATCAACGGTTTCAACTGGAGTCCAAACTAACCGTTCAGTTTTTTCTCGTTTGATTGGTTTGGAACGAGGTTTAACATCTACACTATCAACACAATCAGATGCTAATACATACTCCTCTATACCAATACTTTCCAATATACGGTCAAGTTCTAGTTGGTTTTTATGTTTTTTAATAATAGGTTTGATTACAATTAATGTAATCTTACCTACCGAAAAAGAGTTGATATATTTGCGACACACTTCACGAGTTGCAACAAATGTATCATCAACCATAACACGCACATTTTTACCGATTGGAATGTCAAAACTATCACTACCCCTGCCAGGCAACCAGTCTCGGTTCATGGATATTCTCGAACCACCATTAATAACACTAAATTGTTGTATTTTTGTATAGGTGATGTTGGATAGGTCTATTCTAATCTTATCTCGTACAATATGGCCCTTCCATGTAAATGGTTGGGACTTGTCAAATTTAAGAAACAACTCGTTAAACTCTTTCGATGGAGAGGTGGTTAGTTCTTCAAACAACAACCCAACTTCCCACAAAGAGGAACATTTGTCAAATGCCACTTGGAACGACTCATAAATTTCTGTGGCAGCAACTTCAAATATGTTTACAATGTTACTGGTGGTTTGTTTGCTATATGATAGTGCTTCTCTTGAAGCTGCTACCTCAACTTGTCCAATTGGAACTGTAAAGTCAATTGCAACATCTACCAGTGCTTGTGCGGTTACTGACAACCCTTGTGCTGTTATTGCTGATCTATCAATTGGATATGTAATAAATCCTTGAACCACATGTGGTCCATACATTGACGCATAATAGTCACTGTGTCTAATTTTCCAATTGGAACCAACAACAGTGTGAGATAATGAATATGGAGCAAATGTGGAGCGACCAACTATTTCAGGTAATGGGTCATAATACATATACGTTTTCTTGGCAGCTGTTTCAAAACGAGAAAAATCATCCTGTTTAGCTGACAACGAAATAGTCATTCCATTTTCTTCACCAGGAACCATTGCAACTTCACTCAACTTTACGATAGACGGTAACTGATTCTCATTAATAAAACAGGAGTACACATGGCGAATACCATCATACCTTGATTCAACATTGAATGCAGTGGTATAACTAAAAGGACTTTTACTTCCCAAACCAAGTGCACCAATAAAGTCGTTACTATCTTGTTTTGTGGAGTCGAAGTAGGTGGAATACAATGAGATAACTTGCTCATGGCTTAATCCAATACCAAAATCTTTAACATAAAAGGTAGCATCAAACGTGCTTGGTAGTTTAACTTCAATTGGTACATGCTTTTTACCAGCTGCAACATGGGAATCATATGCATTGGCACTCAATTCTCGAATAATTGCAAGAATCTTATCGCTATATAAACCAGAAGAAAGAATTTGGAAGGCAGATGCAGTTGCTTTAATCGTAAATGCATGTTCTTGGGTAGTACCAGACCGTTCAACAACAGTGGTGGCTGTAGTGAGTATCATTATTATTCTCCATATTGATGTAAAACATCATTATAGAGAATAATAACAACAAAATCAACTATACCTTATCAACCAAAATATAATGATATTTTTCTTTAACGGATGGTAATATGTGTCTTACATTAATGGATGAGTTGAATGTGGGTAAACTGTCCAAAACAAATGGTTCAGCATGTTTAACAATGAAACATATCATAGTTCCAACATGCACATCCACCAATTGGGTATTGTTATTGTGTAAATAGTTGGTAATTTTGGTAATTGTGTCTGCTTGAGTCATGGTATGTTCCTTATACTATAATAATTGTTGTTTGATTGCTCTTAATAAATTATTAACAACCGTTTCCCTTATCAACTTATCCTTAACAGGATCAAGGTTTTGAAGCACATCATGTGTTCGTTCGACCAAAGGGGTAGCTGATACTAAAATTTCACGAGCTAACCTATTTGCTCTTTTATTTGTGGAATCAATTCCATCAATTCCAGCCAAATCTAATAATCTCTCGTAGTCCATATCATATCCATTTTGAGTATACAGATATTTATGATGTCACTTTGGAACACAAGAGGGTTTAGCATTGGTTATAATAAAATGGTTAGCTTCAATTAACATATCTTCAATAGAGTGATAACTTTCCACATAATAATCAACTAGACTATCTTTTTGTTTTGGTGTATGTAATGTGAATTTGATGTAGTGTCTGGCTCCAATATTCCCTATTTGTATATTATCCGATGCCCACAACATACTTGACAGGAGTCTCATTAATACATCCCTTGTGTTTGGTGATGAACCGCTTTAGTAAGAGTATTCACTCTATTATTCAACTGTTGGTTCTCTTTTCTTAATTGATTAACCTGTTCTTGTAGTTGTGACAATTCTTGTTTTACCCCTTCTAATAACCAAGTGGTGTCATCTGTTGTTAATACTCGAGTGGTTGTATGCATAAACTCCCCCTTTTTAGTGTGTAATAAATAATATTATATTACTCTATAAATCATAGGAAATCAACAATGGTATTATCAACTGATGAGTTTATTGAAAGGGCAGTTGCTGTTCATGGACACAAGTTTGATTACTCACAGGTGGTTTATGTTAATAACAGCACCAAAGTAAATATTGTTTGTCCTGATCATGGGAGTTTTTGGATTAGACCTTATCATTTAACTTCACACAAACAAGGATGCGTTTCGTGTAACACTCCACTAAGCAGTAAGGAGAAGATAATATCATTATTCCTGTCAGGTAATAACATCAAATTCATTCCACAACAAAGATTTGATGATTTAATTAGCGATCATAATATACAATTGCGATATGATTTTTATTTACCTGAGCATAACCTAATTATTGAGTATGATGGGGAGTATCACTATAATCCGATACATGGTGAAGAAGCACTTAAACGTACTCAGAAAAATGATGAAATAAAAACACAATACGCAGAAAAAAACGGAATTCAATTGATTAGAATTCCGTTTTTTGAGTCACATATCTTATTAGATATATTACAGAGAATTATCGATAAGGGGAATATCAATACCCACCCATTGTTTTAATTGGCCATTAGGCCAATATTCACATAGTGAATACGAACTATCCCCCCACGATTCATGTTCAATACAATTAAAGTGGTCATCATATACATAACGATCCACCACTTCACCATCTTCAAATTGTCGAAGTGGTAATAATTGCCCAGATGGTCCAACCAAAAATTGTCGGATAGATCCTTCTATTTGTGGAGGTGGAATGGGCTCGAAACTGGTTTGATATGTGGTGACACAGTCCTGCCCACTACTATCTTTGATTTCCACAATCCTTCCTTCTTCATCATATTTTCGATATTGCCATTCTCCGCTGGAGAGCCAATGTTTTGTGAGATTCCCATCTTTGTTATACTCCCAACGTTCCCAGGTCGTAAGATGTGTACCTGTCGCATCAAAATAAGCTCGGTATACCAGGTTACCATTCACATCATATTCACATGATATAACATACATCTCACCTGTTGTACGAATTAATTGATGGTTGTCGTTATATTCAAATGCAAACAGAGTCCAATCTGGGTGGTTGGGGGAACAAACCCCTTTTGACACTCGATTACTATGTTCATCATAAGCATACACATTTTTAAAACCTAAATCGTCATCATAAGTGAGTATGTTATTATTATCATCATAAGTCCAACGCTGCGTACTCCCAGTTGAACTTATGAACTCAATTTTGTTGCCTCTGTTATCATATTTCCAAAACATGGTTTTGCCACGTTCATTGGTGAATGATAGTGGCTGAAATTTATCATTGAACACATAACCAACTGTTTTGCTGGTTAACCACTGAATGTAACCAAGTGGATCTTTTGTGGGTTGTTTTGGTAATAACGATAAATCTAAACCAAACAATTTGTTTCGCTCACACCATTCAATACCATCAGCACAAGCACCCAATTGTTGCAACATTTCTTTTGTTAAAATCATGTTATTATTCCTTATCAATCAATGGGATATGTAAGCCATTAGCTCGTTTTAATTGTCCATTTGGATAGTATTCGTATTCATTTTTGAAACGATCAACTGGATCATCATTGGTGAAGTATGAAACTATGTTGTTGTGGTCGTCATATACCCACCGCTCAATACCGTCACCATTCCAACATGCAGTTAATCTGTTTCCTTTGGAATCAAATGTTTGTGTTAGATGATACACTTCACCATTAGGATCAGGATACACTTCTTTGTATGATAAGACATTGTCCATGTCATCATACTCCCAATATTCTTCTTTACCAGAGTTATGAGTTTTTGAGGCTACTCTACCTTTATCATCATAAGTTGCCTCAATTAATTCAATACTTCCATTAACACCACGGGTGGTACTCTGAGACACCTGATTGTCATGTTCATCATACGTCCACACATGTTGATTTTTGTATGAATCCAGGTATGTTAATTCTTTACCAGTCTTACTATATGTCCATTCTTCCCAATAGTGATGTTGGCCCATATAGGAATCAAATCGAACCATATTTTGGTCATCATCATATTTGAAGGTTTTTGATTTTGTTCTATCAACAAAAGTTGATAGTTTACCAAACTCATTGTAAGTGTATAATTCATGTATACTACCATTGGTGTACGATAACAAGTTACGGTTATCATCATACACCCACAATGTTGGTTGGTCAGATCCATTAACTCGTTTGATACGATTCTCATTATTATCAAACTCATTCTCTCCCAAATTGTCTCTTAGCCAAGATACAAAAAAGTGATAGTCACCAGTAACAGTGTGCAACAGATCTAAATCAAATCCGAACAACTGGTTTCGTTCACAAAAAGCAATGCCAGTATCACAGGCTTGCAGATTTTTTAATAATTGTTTAGATAATAACATTTGATGTACTTCCTATTAATGATGAATAAAATACTATTATACTACATTTTACACAAAAGAAAAGGGGGATAATTAATCCCCCCGGTTGGTGTGACTACCGACCTGCACCAATTCTGATACCAGATGCAATACCAAGTTGTTTACTGGTTTTGTGTGTAACATAGTCGAATACATTTTCGACCCAATTGTCTTTGCGTTTTGATACCAATCTGTGAAAGGCTGGAGTCCCAACCACAACAGTTGAATCAAGATTTGTACCAGATAATGGATTGATAAGTTCCCAAACATTACAGGTTGAATCTGGTCGTGCTGCACGACCAATAATTTGGTTCAGTTGTGAGTATGAACCAATTTGTCTACCAAGGATAACATCAGTACACCCCTTAACATCCACTCCTTCAGATATTTTGGCACAATTAACTAAGAACTCTATTTTTCCTTCTGAGAACAAATTCAGAATAACATCCAATTCTTTGTTTGATTGGTCTAAAATACCAACCGCAATGTAACCAAGTTCATTGATAACAGCTGTTATTTCACGAACTTCTTGTTTGGTCTTAACAAAAATCATTGTTTGACCCATTTGGTGAATGTAATTCTCCAACAAGTCAGTCAATACAACTGTTTTTGATTTAGATGGTACATCAACAAATGTATGAATTCTTGTTTCAGCCAAATGACCTTCTGCCACTGCTTGTTCTCTTGAAATTGGATTAACAACAATGTCAAATTTGATTAAACATCCATCAGCTCTGTCAGGTGTTGCTGTTAAACCAATTAATGGTTTTTCACCTAATAGTTCCAAGTGGTATTGGATAGATGACATAGCTTCATGATGTGCCTCATCAATACAAGTAATATCCCAATCTGCATCCAATACAGATTGTGGAATATCAGAAAAGGCACTTTGTTGAATGAATGTAACATTCTCAGCATCAGCATATGCTTGTTCTGCTTGAGTCAATAATCTGTGTTTATGTGCAATGAACAACAATCTGAGTGGAGCACCAGGCTTAACACCAATTGCAGCACGAACACGTTCAGAAGAGAAGATTAAACCAGATGTTACTGTTTTACCAGTACCTGTTGGCATCACAACTAAAATACGAGCAACTGGATTTTCTTCCAATGCTTCAGCCACCTCATTTCTGGCTGCTATCTGATACCACCGTACCGCACGTTCCCCAAAGAGCTCTACTTCATCAATTACAACTGGAGCCGATTTAGATGTTTTATTACTCATAATGAATGCCTTTTGTGTGAATTGAATTACTTAACTGATGAAGAGTATTATACAGTAAAATTAAATTACTTCAACGGGTTACAAAATTTCGATTAACTCTCTTATTAATGCCTCAACATTATGAATGGTATCCATATCGTCATCTGCATTCAAGAAATCAGCTTCTGTCATGGTTCCAACCTGCCAGGCCTCATCTACACGAGTACAAACCTTGAGACCACTTTCCATTTCCGTCTTGGGCAACATGATTAGCCCAATCAGGTGCACCAGTCCAATCAGGAAATGGAGTAATAAGTGTGGCTCTTGCCATCCACACACTGTGTGCTATGGACCATTCGGGTCCATGAAAATCATATTTGTCATAGTATTTTTCCCACCAATTATTGAATTTTCTAATTCGGTCATTTTTTGCCCTCTTCGATAGGTTTAGGTTGTAAGGTGTCCTCCCAATTAGAGACCCTATACGCTTTACAATAAATTGTGTCCGATTCCCACATACCTGTATCTGATATGGTAGGTTCTTTCCAAAACCAATACCAATCACCACTCTGGTCTTGGGCAAGAAATGTGGCCCATTCAGGAGCATCAGACCAATCAGGTGCACTTATTTGGTTTGTGCTGAGCTGTTTTTCGGCCAGGTTGTCTGTGTAAATTCTAATACGATTTTCATCAATATTTTCAGTAAACAAAAACACGCTATTCGTGTCATCATATCCAACAACTAATAATATTGGATTGCTACGTGCATCTCGAACCACACAAATATGTGTTATTACTTCATCATCCAATGTCCAGATTTGTGTTATTGGATAATTGTAAAATCTTGCCCCTGCTTTCCAACAAGAGGCAAGATAGGTATTAGTTGGTTCTCCTGGGCACAAATCTTGTCTCAGTAAATCAATTAATTGATTTGGAGTCATTAATCACCTCCACATTTTCAATATTAATCCAGCCACGATTTGTTTTTGTTACTGCCCATACCTGGATTGGAAATTCACCTCTTGTAATATGTGTTAATTCACCAATAGCACCGATATCAAACAGTGTGTTCTTAGGATTAGTGATAACTACACTTGGAGAGTTTCCTAGTAAATCTCGCAAATTTCTATATTGTCCTGTCATATTATTTCCACTTGGCTAATTTGTTGGTTGCTATATCAACTAGTTCTTGTTCAGTTACGTCTGGGTAATAATGGCGAATCAAATCAATAACACATACCATAACATCAACACATTCACCAATAATACCATCTTTACCAGGTGGTTTTGTTGAATATCCTTGCTCAATATTAATTTCTGTGGCTACCTCACCAAATTCTTCTGTCAAGTAAGCAAAAATATTAAAACCAGTTCGTGGTTTTTGTTGTGCTTTACAACCAGTTAAAATATGACTGAACAATGATTTTTGTTCTGTGTAAATTTTTAACCGATGTGATTACACCTGCTACATCACATCGAAAATCAGATGGACCTCCATTATAACGACTTCAATACCCTCAACATCTTCCACATATATATGGGTAATGAGTTTATTATCTAATGACCAAATCAAATATGGTGGAATGGAATAAAAAATCCACATGTGGATAATAAGCTACTGGTTCATGTATCAACCAAGATAATATTTCCGTAATTGGTATTGGTGTTGGTGTTTCAACCATAATGATTCCTTATGAGTAATGGTTTTGATTTAGACACAATCAATACATCTGACTGCGTAAGATAACCAATTAACTTTCGCATTTGATGCGAAAGTTAATTGGTTATCTTGTTTACTAATTAACTAATAATATCTGCTCTTAAAACATATCCCTGCCCCCACATTAACGCAGTTGATTGGAAGTACCTGGCGACATGAATATCACATGTTTATTATATTTAACTATAGTTGACATAGCTCCCAAGTAGGTCAACTTTATAGGCATCATCCTAAAGGCTACGTTAAGTGCATCCTTGCACTTCTGTTCCTACTTGACAGGGAGAAGGGTATCACCTGTTGCCGATTGAGTCATCACAATCATTCTTATAATTTTAGTTATTATCTACTAATTTCCATTAGTAGACAACAGTCAGGGTATTGCTAACTATACACTCTTAATCGAGCCCACACATCATACTTACAATATGTAATGTTATATACATCACACACCTTATTTATCACTTTATGTTTGTGCATCAAAGCACAAATTTGATCTAAGTGATCAGCACACCAATCAGGTGTGTTACCAATTACAAAACCAATTAACTCTGGATGCAAACAACTAACAACATTCCATCAGGAACTGTATAGTCCCCATCATCTAATTTTGCATTAATGTCAACGTTATTGCGGTTCATTAAACACAATAGTTCTCAGTGCATAACATTGTAATCCATTGTGAGCATACGAAGTCAAATAATAACTTCCAACTGAATCTAATTTCGTTCCTAGTTGGTTATTAATATCTTCAACTAGACCAAATATATCTTGGCTCATAGTTTATTGCTCTCTGCTGCAGTTGGATAGTGGTGTTGGATGAATGAAACACATCTTCCCATATTAAATCACAGGTGATGGCTAACCACCCAACTATAGCAATTGCCCACAAAATATTTCAATTCATTATTTAATCCATCCTCTGTCTCTGAATCGTTGGTCTTGTTCTGCTTTCTTTTGTTTGATGAAAGATGAACGATCGACATGCTCATTTTCGAGATAATCATGAGGAGCAAAACCATTATTCCACATTCCAACACATAAAAATACTGTGATGATTAACCACAATAGTGCAAGAAAGGCTGCTAATCTTAAAACTCTGTTCCACATGATATTATCTCCTTTTGATTAATTTAAAAACCCTATTATACACGAAATAAATTAAATGTCAATAGGGGGTATATTATTCCATCCACCAACCAAATGACCAATCGTGGTGAAGGCTTGTTTCGTCTTTAACTTTTCTTACGGATAATGATTTACCAATATAGTATGGAACATCATTAGCCTTACATTTTTTATTCAACTCGAGGTGTGATAATGATAGCCAAGTATTTCCATATGGTGGATCAACTAATACTTTATTGGTCCTTATAACGGGTAGTTGTTTATACTCACAAAATTTATAAGTGTCACCATTTTCCCAGCCTAATATAATTTCAGTTTGTTGTTCATTATCACGCAACCTATAGTCATTATAAAATTTATTTTTTAATAATAGGGTGTGCTTAGTAGAAAAAAACCTTTTAATAGCGTGAGTAGTGGTATTTGATATTGCTGTATCATCACAACTTGCAAACACACTATTAAATCTTAACGTTGACGATATTTGCAATACATCATTATCCCATGGCAATAATTGTTCTATATCTTTGGATGGGTGAGATGTTCCTCCAATTAATTGACATTCCAATCCAGGTCTCACAAATGATATCTTTGTTGATTTGTTGTGGTTGTTAATATTTCGATGATTGTATTGCAATATACTAATATTAGGAACTGTTTGCTTAATTAGACGGTGTCGATTGACTCGACCAGCTGTTTGTATAATAGATGAGCAACTTGATGGCTCAATAATAGCCCAATCAAAATCATGGTCTCTTCCTATTTCTTCAACAGGAGTTGCTACAACTATAAACATTATATCTTTTCCAGGCTCCAATTCACTATCCAAATCCGAATACACCTTGTTGGGATTTTTTCTAGTTAATAATCTATCTAATATTTGTTCTTTGTGAAACCTAGCGATTTTGAAATCATTTGCGTGATAAAAACATACCTTTACGTTTGATAGGGTTTGTGTCAAGAATTTGGATAAGGCAATTCCATGTTTAATATTAGCAACTCGTATCAATCCAATTGAAACTGTTGCTTCTTTGTATATCCACTGGTGGTTGTTATGGTGTTCAACACAATCCTCTGCTATTGAATTAAACCAACATTCTTCTGTTACCTCTGGAACACGAGTTAATTTTGCAAGTTTTGTTATTACTTGATTGTTTAAATTATTTTTGGTTGTTATTGTGTTCATGTAATGAGTTTTTACATCTTCCCCAAATGATATTGATGATGGTTTAATTATATTATCCACAATTCCAAATTGGGATGTGTGATTACTATCAATCAACAATTGTCGAGCTTCTCTACCTCTATTAAACGCTATCAATATTAAATCAGCAACAGGTGTGGATAAAGTAGCGGTCGAGCATATTACGTTTCTACCGAAAAAAGAAACTAATTCAATCAATTTACATATAATTACCAATTGATTAGGTTCATATCCGTCAACTTCATCTAATATTAAATCAGATGAGGCTGCTCTAATTAAACTTGCAACATGGTGGCCTTGTGCACTTGGGGTAGCTGCTTTTATTAAATAATCTACAGTGGACACTAATAATGGTGCCGCTAATATAGTGTTCCTATTTGATGACAGATCACAAAATAATTCCAACCATTCAGGTAACTCCTTGTTTATATGGAAGTTTTCGTCGATGTCAATATTAGGTTCGGTAATATTTTCGTCGCAGTCATTATCAAATAGTTGTTGGGTAGTTTTGTCCCCTATAAGGACAGCAAATGCGTCTATTTCATGTGGGTTCAATATACGGTTATATTCTCTACCAGTTTGTAGAGTTAGAGAGCGTAAATTGAGGCAGATAGATATTCTTGTTTGTTCTTCATTTTTTGAAATAGTTGTTGCAAGTTTTAGGTTTGCTAGAGTTTTCCCACATCCTGTATTTGCAATATTGAAAATTAAAAAATTTGATTCAGGTTGAGCTATAAAATGTTCACAAGCAATATCCTGCCAAACAAATCTGGTATCTGTTGATTTTGTTAAAATATTGCTGATAGTTTGTGAGGATAAAGCTGGATAGTCAACTTCTGTTAGAAACTTGTATGCATAATTAGATGCATACTCACCAACATTAGTTAAATGATAATCTAATGGTTGATTAAGTGGACCATTTTTTTGACCTAGTATTCTATCGGTATTAGCGTATAACTCACTTTTTTTGTATTTGTTTTTGTGTGTTGCAGAAACAACTTGGTCTGCCATAATTAACATAGCTCTGGAAATCCAAGCTAGGTATTCCAATTCAAGAGGAGTTGCCCCCGAAATCATTTTGTTTAATCTTTTTTCACCTGATGATATTTTAGATAATAAATCAGGGTCAATGTTACCAGCTACTTGAAAATCTGATGATTTAAAATTTACATTTCTTACGTGAAAATTATTTACATCGTTGTTTATTTCCCGAGTCTCTGTGTCATACTTGCAGAATAGTCCATGATGAGTAGCCACACAAAAATCCAACACATCGTTGATCTGAGTCATCCCATTTTTCATAAACCCATCAAACTCAATGTTTATAGGGGAGTCCCATGCCTGTTGCCAAGATTTTCCTTTTCTAAGTTGTTGGAGAACTCTCATTGATATCCACTCATGTCGGATATCATCTCCAATGGAACCCTTCCCTATTAATTTATTTTGAAATTTAACAGAGGCTTTGCCCAAATCATGAGCATATCCAGCGGTTTTGGATAATAATGAAATTTTGCGGATGTGTGGTGGGACAGTTGACCGGTATGAGCTACCATCTTTAGTCTTGAACACACTTTGTTGGAAGTTGTATTTGCTAGCTTCAGATCCAACAGTCCATAATTTTTGAAGTTGTTTGTACCCACTATTAACAAAACAAGTTACTGATGTGTGTCTAGTTGCTACCTTTTTTAGGTCCTTGTGCAGTTGTTGTAATCCAATATTGGTTATTGGTGTTTGCCAAGCATTCGACTCTATCCGGGTAGCATATTGATCTAATACTCTTCTTGTTCTACCTTTTGCTTTCTTAATACATGATGATACAATTACTATAAACATTATTACCCTCCGATTGTTATAACATTTCTAAATCATCTACACGATGACTAATTATTGCAGACGATGATTGTATATTATTCATGTTTTCTAAATCATCTACACGATGACTAATTGAATCCAACTTCTCCTTTGTACCCGTATGCTTTTCTAAATCATCTACACGATGACTAATTTCAAATTACACATCTATATCAAAAATTGATTTTTCTAAATCATCTACACGATGACTAATTATTAACCAAATACCCATATGTGTACTTATGTTTTCTAAATCATCTACACGATGACTAATCAACTAACGTAAATCTACCTTTTGCATATAATTTTCTAAATCATCTACACGATGACTAATTAGAAGGAGCTGATTATATGGCGATACTTTGATTTCTAAATCATCTACACGATGACTAATACATCAGCTGTCAAACTCACTATTACTCCATTTTTCTAAATCATCTACACGATGACTAATATTTATCAATCAAAAATATTTTATTATTTGATTTTCTAAATCATCTACACGATGACTAATTTACCATACTGGTGGAACAGACAATGGGTCTATTTCTAAATCATCTACACGATGACTAATTTTGTGTCCATCTAAGAAATATCCTCCAAGTGTTTCTAAATCATCTACACGATGACTAATGCCCCGATGGTGCTACCACTCCTTCATATGGTTTTCTAAATCATCTACACGATGACTAATCATTGATTGTGCTGAAGAGCCACTACCGAATTTTTCTAAATCATCTACACGATGACTAATAAGTAGTGGGTAAAACAGGCATGGTTTGTTTGTTTCTAAATCATCTACACGATGACTAATTATCACGACTGTATGACAACATCACATCATCATTTCTAAATCATCTACACGATGACTAATTCACATCACCTGTCATGTCAACTGTCATGTCATTTCTAAATCATCTACACGATGACTAATATGACGGTATGCCGCGTAGCGTTATTCATGCGTTTCTAAATCATCTACACGATGACTAATGCTGTAGTTTAGCACATTTTACTGCTAAAATCAACAACATAGGTAACAATCACAAAGAAACGATGGATTTCATGGATAAAAATGCGTCATCTAACACCCCTGAATCGTAGCAATGTTTGGTAACTAATTGTCTATATAGTTGTCCTGTTTGTTTTGTTCCTGATGTAGCATATTCGAAAGCAGTGGGCATTATATGCCCATCTTTGAATAAATCAGCTACATCAAAAATTAAAGCATCTCTTCTGGTTGTACCGTGCAACAACGGAAACCCATGATTCAATCCCAACCCATTTAGAACTACAGCAGCGTATCCATAGGCCAAATAATTACCATAATCTAAATAGTTATTAATCATAACATTAATAGATTGTGTAGAATCTTGTTCATTTCGTTGTCTTGAAAAATTAGTTATGTTGAAACCAGTTGCTAACAGTGAAAATAGTTTCTTTGCAAATGCTCCTTCATGTCCCATCAATTCATTCACATTAGTAGATTTGTTCACTTGTCCTCTAACTTTATCAATGGGATTTCTAAATCATCTACACGATGACTAATGCTTAGATAACATTATCCCTGTGAATGTTGGGTCATTCATAAATCGGATACTCTCTACCAATTGAATATGGAAAAGCAACCAACCTTGTAGATGATGACAATCCATAACCATTAGTTTCCCAACCACTCTCATAATTCCAATCATTATGGAATTGATGATTCACATAATATCTGAAATGGGTTTGTTGTGATTTTGAACCAACATTTACATATGAAATGTTAGGATTTTCATCTGCTTCTAATAATCGTTTTCTTCGTAGTGGACCTGTTGGGTGTCTATCTTGTTTTCTTGTTGGGATAGAGAACCTTGAATGCGAAATCCATCCGCCAATATATTTTGATAAATTAACAGAATTTGGTCTATCTAAATAAAATGATTCTTTTACAGAATCGTTATTTTTTAGTTCTGTCCACAAATCTTCTAACCCACCAATATCTTCACAAAACACTCTAACTCCATTTTTAATAAAAGCTAACCCGAATACGTTGTATAAATGATTATCTGATTTAAAAATACCATGCAATAGTCTGAATATATTAGACTTATCTTGTGGAATATTATTGAACCGGGAGTGTGTTAAATCAACATAATGCAAAATTGTCATGTTATTATTCCTTATGATGAATAAACGCCGCCACGAATTAATGCGGATATAAAGAACTTACCTTCATCACTATCAACATCAATGGTGTTCAATCGTTTAATAATATCAAAGGACGATTCTGCACCTTTTCTAAAAAAGACCATATGGGTTAAACTTGCACCATTTGGTTCAACTGGAATAGGATCTTTTACTTGATCAAATTCTTTGTACCAAGTATCAATTGTTCTCAACGCATTGGTTATTTTTTGATCTCTAATGGCTGCTTGGCCAATGCTATCATTGCTATTTTTGATTGCATACAAAAATTTACCTTTTTTATTTTTTGGTAGTGCATCAGTATCAATGAATAACTGGGATGGGAATACTTCAAACACGCCTGTAACCCCAAAATCCACAACACTTGATACTTCGATGGTTAACAATCGTGTACCTAATAAGCTATCGTTGATTAGTTTACCAAGTTCTTCTTCGTCCTTAGTAAAATCATCAAAATGTTTAGATTCTACCTCAAGTGAATCAAACACAAACACTGTAGGAGCCTGTTTTGATTTGATATCAGTAACAGAAACGGTTGTTGTGATTGATGAAGCATATAACCGATTACGCCACAACCACTTTGCATTTGCAATATTTCTGGCATAACGAGTTGCAACATCTAAAATTCCATCACTACCAGTGATTTCTAATTCTCCATCTTCTTGACCAGTTACTCTGTTCAAAAATTCATCTAAACTTTGTTTGAAATCACTTACGTCTTGTTTGCTATCCTCTTTACCACTTGCGATGGAGTGTAATGATTTTCTTATATCAATAAACTTAATACCAAATACAAATTTAACAAACTTTGTATTTGGTGCAGTTTTAGCAGCGTCCACCAATTGAAGATTTCGCACTTCTTCTTTTATTGAACCATTAATATTTTGAGTACCTCTGATTCCAACTTCTGTCACTTGTACTGGTAACTCAATACCGGTATCCAACACACTGTAAATTAAAGCATCGGTTGCTAATACAGCCCGTTGAAATGCTAACACACTTGGGGTCTTTTTAAAAACTTGTTTTGACATATTAATTCTCCTCTGAATTTAAAATTAGGGCTTCTTGTTTGCATATAAAAGTTGATGGGGTGTTCCACTCATAATTCCAAAATCGAATATCAGAAACATCCTTGGTGTTGTGAATTGGAATATATTTTATTAGCCCCACTAAAGGCTCTACGAAACAATGTTTAACACCATTTCGTACTCCTGGCTTGTGAATCTCTTGTGTTAGTTTAGCATACCCCAATGTGGCAGCACTTATCCAATCTTTGCTATTAGATATTGTTGTAACCAATTGTTCTAATTGATTTTTTGAAGGGTCAATTAGGTGGCTATAATCTTCGACGAAGAAACCAGTTTTGATGTGGTTAAATACATCAGCGATATTACACACCTTTATTGGTTTGTGTGATATAATATCCCCACCAGCAATTTTTGCTGTATGTAGAAAATCTTCCACGTCTGTGTGCTTATCACTATCGTCAATTTCGATAATCAAACTAATAGTCATGTCTCCATAAAAATTAGGTTGAAATGATAGTGATTTTGGCCCTATTAATGGCTTTCCGTCACTTGGATAATCTAACTTATCAATAAACGATGCTCCCTTTGGCTTTTCAAATGCGGGTGCATTATATTTCCCAATAGCAGCCTTGTATGAAAAATCATGGTGCACAATGGATACCCGTGAGCATACAATACCAGTTTTAAGTTGTAAATTGTGGACAAACATGTTTATGGCATGTACAGGGGTTGGTGAAATTAACCACTGAGAAGCCAATACATTATATTTGACCACTTCAATTCTTGGAATTATTAATATATTGTTCATAGCATTTTTCTCATCTTATCTGATAGTTCAGCAATTTGGTCATCATCAAGATTTAATGACCGTGTTTGCCCACTAATAGTGATCTTCTCATCCACCAACATGCTCACAATCTTAGTTGCCAACAACCCTTTCCATTCCTTATTCCGTTTAGTTGGATTTATTAGTCCACTTTGTATAAGATCGTTTGTTACTGACTCATGTAATTCAAAAATATAACTATGTGGTGCAGTAACATTTTCAAATAGTTCTGCATCATATAATGCATCCTTCTGTGATATTAATATGTCTCGAGCTAATACAGCTTTGTGCAACACCACATTGATGAAACTTGATAATATATCATTTTCTTTTTTGGTATATCCCACCATGTCGGGGTGTAGTCGCAAATTAAATAACTCACGTACAATATGTTTAGGCAAAGACAAGTCAACACCTTTGTAAAAAATAGAATACGCATGTTGGATGTTTCTATCCTCAGTTGGAGCTGACATACACAGTGCATAGGTATGTTTTTTGCATGCTTCCCACCCAACATTCCGTCCATTTGCACCACCATACGTGATGAAATAAGTAGTTAACCGTTCTTTGGGTTCAATTTGGTCATTCAATTGTTTCATTAGGTAATTAAATCCTGCTGGACTAACTGGTGTAGCACTTATGTACCCATCACCAATAGGTATCAAAACTTGTCTCATTCGACAATTTGTTCCAGATAAATCAGTTGTACCATATTCATACCTAGCTGTATGGTTGGTTGTAAATAGTGAAACGTGTGGGTGACTTGGATTTGAGTTATTAAGGTAATCTAAATAACTATAAATTGTGATAACAGATGACGCAAAGTATTCAACAGGTAGTTGTTGATAACACATAGCAGTTATACCAGAAACATATGGTGAATCTAATATCACATCAGATGGAGATAATCTTATTCCACCTTGTAAGTTTGAATTGATATATTTGAATGAATAGTGAACAGCATTATTACCAGACACCAGTATAGCATCATCTGTTAAATTCCCCCACTTCTCATCCCAGGTTTTTACCTTTGGAACCTTTTCTTTTGTCACAATTATCTCCTTTTGATTAATTTAAAAACCCTATTATACATGAAATAAATTAAATGTCAATAGGGGGACAAATCATTTGTATACAGGATACGCATATCCATGTAACACAACAGAAGTTTGGTCGGGACATCGATCACTGAGATGTTGATTGGGAACAATTCTTAACATTTTAAAATGAAATGAGCCATGTTGCAGCCTACCTTTAATGTCATACCAATTACACTCCAATAAAGAAGGTCGAACAGTACTTGGCCAGATAACTGTCATTGCTGGACCACCAGACTTTAATTGAACTACATCACCAGTTTCGTATGGATTTGTTCCATCAGTTTTAGTAATCATGCTCTACTCCGTAATGCACACTCAGGTAAATCAGCCATTTGATAATGGTTACGGGTGTATAATCAACCACACATATATCACACATCACCTTGAGGGTTTTTAACTAATAACACTACCATTCTGGTGCTATCAGTTGCAAAATACACGATATCGCCTTGCTTATGTTTACTATCAATTGTTTCAGTCATAATTTGCTCCAAAAAGGAAGCTTGGGGTCATCACATTGAGTTTTCATACAAGTTTCAACAGGAACACTGTCATCGTATATGAAATTTGTGATGGAATACCACACATCATACCAATCAATTTTTGATTGGTATGATGTGTAATTTGAAATTAACAAGTCAATAACAGCTAACAATACCACAACAGCTAATACCTTCCACAAGTTAATTTTATAATGTTTATTGTCAGACATATTTGAACTCCTTAATAAGTTATTCGTTTGTGATAACAATGATAATATCTTGCCAAATAGATTTAGCATTAGTATTGTTGATTATCTTTTTGCCAGTCGCTACCGCAGCTATCACGAGTATAATCAACATCAAAATTGGATTTATCTTCATTGATTTTATACTCACTTGTCAGGTGTGGGGTTGGGTTGAATATCTTCGACTGCTCCAACATCACCTGCTTTAACTTCGCCAAAATCAACAAGTGCTGTTACTGTACTATCTATTTCAATGCCGTTCATAATAATCCCCTTTAGATATATTAAAAGAGGATTATATGGGATTATATATTAAAAGTCAATGGGATTAGTCCTCCCAAGCTATAAGGACATCTCTAACAATACCATGTCTAACAATATCATTGAGACCAAATTCCACAACACTAACTCCATCAACTCGTCCTATTCTACTAACAGCATAAGTTAATCCATTGTGTTGCTTTAAATCACTTTGTTTTGTATCACCAGTGATTACCATTTTACAATTTTTGCCTATACGGGTGAGCATCATTTTCATTTGCTCTGGTGTGGTATTCTGACTTTCATCAATAATGACAACACAATTATCAAACGTTTTGCCCCGCATAAACTCCATTGGAGCTGCAATAATTTTGTTATTTTTAACTAGATTGCGAACCCAACTAGCTCCTAATTGTTTATTAAGGGCGTCCATTAAAGGTTCAATGTAAGGAGCATATTTTTCATTTAATTCACCAGGAAGGGCACCTAGATTTCTACCAGTTTCACATACTGGACGGGTGATGATGATTTTATCAATGTGACATTCTCTGAGCATATCTGCTGCAACTCCTGCTGCAACAAAACTTTTACCAGTACCAGCACAACCAACTCCAAATGTAATAATATTTCCATTGATAGCATTGATGTATCGTTCCTGTGATTTATTCATTGGTTTGACAGGTTCAAAACTTACTTTTTCATGATAACTATGTGGTTGGTGGTCATCATAAGTTGTTTCTGTCTCTTGGGTGTTGGTGTATCTTCTAATCTCGGATTTACGTTTAACTTTAACTCTGCTCATAATGTTATTCCTTAACGTTGATTTATTTTACATCTAACAATAATACTTATTGTTACACCAGTATTTCTGCACCAAATAAATGTAACTCCTTGTATAATATCCCCTATGTTGTTTATAAAAAGATATTATACACGATCGTTGTCAACAAATCAATTGTTTATGTAAAATGGTTTGAATCTAGTAATAGCAAATTCTTGTTAATATAAGTAGCTTCTAATACATATCGAACAGATGGGTATTGTTGGGGGTCAAGTGTAGTAAATTGTTGAGTGTCTGTATCAAATGCTGTTACCGGTTTTTTGTCTTTTAACTTACTCCACACCTTCATAGCATCCGATGATAATTGACCATCGGATATTAGCCTATACCCCAATTGGGATAATCCATACATCAGTGCAGGAGAGTACCCTTTACCTCTTAATAATTTTGTAGTGTATGTTCTATGGATAACTATTGTTTTCTTAGTACCTGGGAAATCTGAAATAAATTCACCAATCAATAAAGTAACAAATTTATTATTCTGTTTAAGAGCAAAAATAATATCATCTTGGTTAAAAGAAGCAGCATACAACTCTAACCCTTCAATAGTTTGCCCAGTATTTGTTAATTGTTTAAGTATCATAGAATTTATCAACCCCAATGGTTGACTACCTCCTTGAATTATTTCAAGTAAAGGAGGTACTCCCAAATCAGATAGTTTCATAATTATGTTAATGCATGTAAGTATTTTTTGGTGAGTGTAATTCGTTCAGCTAGCCCATTTGGCTTACGGATACTATCAGCATTACCCAAATTAATATGTTTAGACACTTTAATAATGTTAAGGTCTGCACCACCTTGACAGTTTTTCCACACCTGATTAACATCAAAGAAATACTTTGCTGTTTTAAAATAAAAATCTGGTTGAATCAACACTTCTGGATTGGTATCCAATGGTAAGTTTTCTGATTTAAGAAATTGTTGGATATTATCAGCACCAGTTAACTGTAGTGCACCAACTCCCCTATTTCTCCAACCATCCCCTGATGCCTCATCACCATTGCCCATACGATTTGCATACACTCGGTTGGCAATCTTTTCTGGGTGTCTTGCATAACTAGCAACCTCACCAGGACTAAAATATTTTCCAAATGTGGCAACCAATCCATTTGCACTGTAGTTTAAATTTTCTCTACCTGCTGTGAAGTGTCCAGATTCATGTTCGACTTGAGCTATAAAATGACAGAACTCCACTATAGACGTAATGCCAAGGTCTTCCATCATAACTTTTGCTGTTTGTTTACCAATAACTCCATCTGGTGTTAATCCGTGAGCTTGTTGATATGTTTGTAGATAGTTCATTTGAAATTCTCCCTTAATGTATCTTACTAAATATTTATACAAACAATGGAGTTGTTAATGGATTATTTACCAGACATTAAGTTGATATATAACAGATTGAAAATGAGTGCGAAGAAAAGAAACATATCTTTTGATTTGGAAGTTACAGATTTGTACGAGTTAAGCTATCCTATTACTTGCCCCATCCTTAATATACCATTAAAGTTTAATAGAGGAAAGGCTATGGATAACTCATACAGCATTGATAGGAAAGATTCATCTCTTGGATACTCAAAAGATAATATTTGTGTGATTAGTTGGAAAGCAAATAGACTGAAAAATAACGCATCTGAAAGTGACTTACAGTTAATTGCTGAATATTACAAAGAAAGTTAAAGGCTATTTTGTATACAACTTATTGTTCTTCCATTGGTATGTATGATGCGTTTTTCCAGAAGGGCAACAATGTGCATCATTTTCCATGAGCACTGAACCATATAATGTAAATATATTGGATGAGTTGGTTCGGATGAAGTCTGCCGTAAATCCCATATCATTCCCAACTAGAGAAATGATAGCTGTTTTCCACATTGTGTGTTTTGTCAAAACCATAACATATTGCTCAGCATGGTTGCCACCACCACATTCAGTTAATGTGAATACTTGAATACCAATTGTATTGTTTAATTGGTGTATTGGTAATTTTTGAACTCCACATTGAATGTCTCCAGGTTCTGACTGGGACATCTTGAATGTTTTAATATTTTGTTCTGCAACAGAATTTAATTCTTGATCAAATGCTGCTACTGAGGTGGAAATACACAATAAAACACAGCACATTAATTTTTTCATAGTTTTCCGAATTGTTATAAAAGGAAAGCGGTGAGCATGCTCACCGCTTTAACTAACCCTTACTTAGAAAGCAGAGTATTGGTACGACAATGTTTTGCTTCGTTTCAGTCGAAGTACAAAATCATCTTTTGCATATTCAAACGTACCAGTTTCGATGTCCACTCTGGTGAGGTTCTCACTAAACAGGAGAACTGTTAACCAATAATTGGAATCATTATCTTCGTTTGGGTTTGGATTGCGGTATTCAATACCAACCCCTCGTGGATCCAGTGGATTGCCACTCCAAGCGCCATGATCATCCAACTGACCTTTGTTAAACCATTCACCTTTGTACGACAATTCAACATCAAAACTATTGTTTCCAGTATCTTCTGGAATGGCATTCAACAGCTTCATAACTTGAGTTGGAGATTCGTTATATCTGTTCATATCTTCAACTAATGCTTTAAGCATATCAAAGTTAAATGCAGAGAACAATAGTGACAATCGACAAATTTCATCAATATAAGACTTATCGACAAGCACATCATTACAGTATTGAGTAATATACTCACTGTCTAGGCCAGCATATTTCAACACATAAAAAATACGACCAGGACGGTTCATCAGGTGTGAATTAATCCGGCTAGATGAATTGCTAGTGAATAAGAATAATTTCTTTGATGGAAATACCCCATCCAACAATGTCAGCATTTTTTCTTGGACATCTGTTGGATATACTTTTTCGAACTCATCAAATAACACTACACATTCAGAATCAATCATCTGAATAAATTTGTTGAATAAGTCTCCATACATACACTCGTTAATAACGACTGTTGAAATTCCTTTGGCAGCTAATGTTGTACTGATGACTTTTGTGAGCATTGTGTTGTGAGTTACTGTAAAATCGTTTGTTACAAACAAATGAGATTCATTGTCTACCAAAATACATACAGCTTCATCGGGAGCAACTGATTTAATATCCACAATAGTTTTAGTATTTGATGAGCATGGTTTAACTCTTGCCTGTTTTCTTTCTAAACGAAAGACCTTATCAGTATGCTCTCCAGTTAATTGGACTGTATATGCTAATTGTCCAATTTTTTTAATTCCATTGTGTGTATATGAAGGTGCACGAGTGTGTTGGATTGAACTTCTGAATCCGAGAGATCTTGCCAACCACACCATGTCATTTGCTAAGATATTACTAACGGTGGTGTATGTAATGCCCCCTCTTTTACTAACTGTTCCATCAGAGTCCATTAGCCCTTGTAATAATGCAAAACGGTTTTCCACCGAATCGTACTTTAATTTTTCGGGGATAAACTTAGTATTACTTCTTGTACCTCTTAACCCCAACAAAGTTAGTTGGTCCACTAAATGTTTACAGTCAACAAATCTATAATCAACACCACTTGTATATTTAATTATATTGTCTATCTGTAAGTGTTCTACGATAGCTGGATCATTTGAGCTAATTGTTAATGTTGGATTACACAAACAACCATCCCCTATCAACAACCCAATTGTATATCTATCAGCATCAACATCACTTTTTGGAAATTCTACAGGGCCACATAAAGGCACCACATGTTTAACCCCTGCGTTTAGTGCCTGTTTAATTTGTGCTGTTGTAAGAATTTTTGGGATAGTTGATTTAATTCGATTTTTGGTGGATTGTTTTGGAAATCCGACTTGGCTACGAGTTGTTTGTTTTACATCCCATAAATGTTCACCATCTGCAATAACTTGGCTACCATCGTTAAATGTAACTTCAAACATATCTCGCACACCTTGTGGGTATACTCCCAATACAGTTGTTAATTTACCATCTGCACCATAAATCATATCACCTACAACCAACTCACCAATTTTACGTTCTCCCATTGGAGTATACACAGATTGGTCAACACGAAGTGCTTTACCACTACCTTTCTCACCAGTTAACAATACTCCAGTTGTATTAGGCCGATCCATAAACGTAGAGATAATACGCTCTGCTTGGTCAAATACATTACCGTACAATTTTGTTGGAATAGTAAAGTTATCAACTGTTTCCAAAAAATATTCACCAGATTGTTGGTCAAACTGTACAATATAATTACCAGGAGGTAACCCATCACAAATGTTGATATTTGCAGCACTTACCACTCTAATACTGTTCCCCGTCCGTAAATAGTGGGTTTTTGGACTTGTAACTTCTGTCATATATTACTCCTTTGTTATTGAATATTTCATTATTATACTTCAAATTGAATATTAATCAACTCAATTGTACTTAAACCACTTGGCTGGTTTCAGGTTGTGTGTTTTTGGTTGTCTAGCTTTTTTGTCTGATTGACTATTTGGTAGCGTAATTGTTTAAATGCCAGTTCAAACAACACAGAGCTAAAGTCTGTGGTCGTTGCCTTGAGTCTTTTTGTTATGTTGAGTTTTACCGTTGTGTTCCACCCATGTAATGTAGTATTTGGGTGGCACGCTTGTGTATACCATCTAATATATCCCTTATAAAATATAATTTGTAATGCACTTGGGTGACTGGATGTTGATGTTACTTGAGGCTTAACATTGCCATCGTCATCAAGTAAATGAGCAACTGCATCGGGAACATTGGTAATATCAAATCCATGTCCTTTATCGGTGTTACACTTACTACACATTGGCTGTAAGTTAACCATACTGTTTGGACCACCTATAGCTCTTGGAATAATATGGTCTTTTGTCATTACTACATATGAACTATCGTGATCAGTATGCTCAAACACCAAAGCTAACCCTACATCCATGTTGTTAGCAAGATGTTTTTGGTCAACAGTGGTGAAAAATAGTGCAGATGCATTACATCCAGCACAGGTAATACCATTTCTTCTAATAACCGCAAGTAGCTTAGTGACTCGGAAACTATGGCCCCCAGCATCAAACATTTATCCTTGTTTACAAGTTTGGTACACTGTCAATACATCTTCAATAGGTAAAATCTCAACTGATTCCATGGTTATATTCTCTCATATATTTGTTGATGGAAAAATCATATTATACACGAATGAAGTATAAAGTCAATGGGGACAAAAAATGTTCCCTATTTGACTTATCGGTTGATTTTTGGAAAACGGAATTCAAAATTTTTAAAGTGGATACAATTTGAGCTGGTGCAACGATTGACATGACCTATCCAGTCCAACCTGAACCGGGTCTATATGGCTAATAAAATACACCACACCCAAACCAGTTCTGTCCATGAACTGGTACTATAATATAAAAAGTGGTGGGTATGCTTGGTGGGGGTGGGGGTGGATAATACCAACCAACAATATTATTAAGTATCTGTTGGTTAGTATATTATGGTGGGGGGAGATAATGGTAATTATTTTTTCTTAGGTTTTGGTTTCAGTTTTGGGTCAACAACTGGTTTCGGAGCCCAAACTTCAGATGCAGCTTTTTTAATACCACGTTCCCAGGCTTTTGCAGCTAAACTACCTCTTGGGTGTGGGTTTGGTGGCAACTTAGCATGATGTTTTGTCCAAGCATTGGCTGCAGTAGTTTCAATTTCATTTTGTAACTGTTTTAAATGTTGTTGAGAATTTGCACCGGATAAAATATCAGACAGTCCAGAAATTTTTGGACGTTCACTAGTAAATTGATTTACCTCTTCATCTTCGTCAGCTTTTGGAACAATCAAATCTTTACTAGGAATCATTCTAATACGGCTCCCCATCATAATACCAACATTATCTCCAGGACCATCAGGGATTTCAACTTTATACGTTCCGTTGTCCTTTTTATATTGAACTAATTGTCCATATGTAAATGGACTAGAAGCCTCTTCATCTTCTATTTCAAATTCATCATCGTCCTCAAATTCGCCTTCGTCACTAAATTGGTCATCGTCTTCGAAATCATCGTCTTCGAAATCATCGTCTTCGAAATCATCGTCTTCGAAATCATCAAGGTCATCATCAAATCCACTACCACCAAAATCAGTTTCGTCATCTCCAATGTCATCAAAATCTTCTTCGTCATTATCGATATCGTCAAAGTCATCTGATTGGTAATCTTCCTCTTCCTCTTCCTCACATCCACCACGCATCTGTTTAAGTGCATATGATAGTTGTTCTTCTTCCTCATGTGCTCTGGTAATTTTTTGTACTTTTGAGTGTTGTTGTTCAGCTTTAAAATGAGCCCATAAAGTTTCAGCAATAGCATCTTGCATGGATACATCAATTGGAGCTGGATCATTTTCGAGTACAGCGTGTGCAACTTCAACAAAAGCAGCTTTTGTGCTCAATCTAATTCCTTCACTTTGTGCATACCCCTTAACCACACCTAACCATTTTTTGTAATCTTTAGGTGAGATCTGATATCCTTCCACTATGCGGCGGGCCTTATCTTTTCCTATAGCTTTTTCTAGTACCTTAACGGATTGTTTTGTTTGCCCATCAAAACGAGCTTCATGAATTGCTTCTGTTAGTAACTTAAATGACATTTGGTATTCTCCTGAATATAATTATACTATATTTATGCTTCAAGATTTAAAACTATTAGATACAAAAAAGGAGCATGAATGCTCCTTTTTATGTACTGGTTAATTAACTCTACCCAATGTATGATGCTAATGTTTTTGGGGTCTCACTGAAATCAACTTGTGATACGGTAATTCCAATTTTTGCCATTTTCACAGTAACTAAATCATATATCCATTTGGATAAATATTCACTAGTTGGAACAAAATCAACTAAAATAAACCCTTCATAAAATTCTTTTTCAGGTCCATCTAGGAAAATTTCTTTACCTAACCCACACGATGCATTCACATCAAGAATATGTGCTACTATTACGTCCGTCTCAGGAATATATACAGGCAGCAATGGAATATATCTATTCTCACCGTTTTCTCGTGGAAGCTGTAAAGATTCCATTTTAGTAAATTTCCCTGTTGGAATACCATTCAACAATTCCATCTGCCCAACAATGTGTCCATTGATGATTTTATTAAACCATGGGTCTTCTAACCCTAAAATAAATCTATGGTCAACATAAGTGTCCAAAAATTTATTGATCCAATTTGCATGTTTAAAATCTGTTACAAACCCTCGTACCAATTCCTCAGCTTCGAAATACACCGTTACGTCTGCGTTATGTCCATGTAAATATTTACATTTACACGAGGTATCGCAACTAAATTCTTCAATTAAGTTTTGGGTGTATACCCGATGTCCGTAAGAAAAATTCATACTCTTTGATATTTTGTGTGTTGCCATATTATACTCTCCTTGTTGATAATAATAATAATAATAATATTATACAATAATTTTGATAATAAAACAACTCTACTGATTATTTGTTACATACGTTTTGTATGCTTTTACCCAATCAGTGGCAATTGCATGTTGCGCTTCTTTCAAACTTAGGCGTACTGGATGCAATTTGGAAGTTCTACACACTCTAGCAATCAACCTTTTTTCCAAATTGTCCTTCATAATAGCATTCTTTGTACCAGCATAGCTTTGGGGCCATAAGTTTTTTTCATCGTTGCTACCACCTAATTTCAAACTAATTAAATGGTCCAATTCACATCCCTTGTCTTCACAATATCCCGTTTTGTTTCCCGCTGGTATACTATATGCAGCAAATACTGACTGTCTAACTTTATCCGATACAGATCTAATACTATCAGATTCACCTCCGGTATTAGTGTTACATGCGACTGTAGCATCAGATGTATAAGTAGCACCAGGAGTAAGTAACGGACTAGGTAAAATAGGAGGGGATATATCAGCGGATGCTGGGATAGCGATTAATAGACCAAGTAATAAAAATATATTCATAAAATCTCCACATAAAATGATTCTTGGTATTTATAAACAAAAAAAATCCCTACCATATTTCTATGATAGGGATTTTTTGGAGACTGGTGTTGTTTAGTAATCTAAATCAACCCATTCCACATCAACATTTTGGTTTTTAAATTGTTTTAAATAATTTGCAACTTGTAATGCTTCTGCTTCTGATTCAAATACTAATGGCTCACCCATTACATCATTGTCTGAAATCCATTGATACATACCCATTGCAGTGTCTTCTTTCAAAATAAAGGAAGGGATTGCAGGGTGACGTAGAATCCAACACTCGTTAGCTGCTTCTGCATTATCAGCAAGTTTTTTTGCATTTTTTGATTTGATACTTTGAAAGATAGTACTAAAACCAGCTGGGGTGAAAGGTGGTTCACATTCTTCTGAAGCCCATTTCCAAGCTGCTTTTCTTAATTGCTTTGCGTCTTGGCCATCATCAATATGACGTTGGATAAATGCACGCAATTGTCCAGATTTAGAAGTTTCACTTTCTGCTTTGCCTCTTTTTTTCTTTGGTGCATCAGGATCCACGTTTTTCTTTTTTTCAGCTGCTGCTGCCTTTTCCGCTTCTTTTTTAGCTTGTTGCTTTTTTTCAAACTCAGCAGTGTTTGATTGGCGGGCAGCCAAATCAGCAACTCCACCAGCTCTTGGTTTTGGCTTATCTTCTTCTACTTTCGCTTTTGCTTTTTGTTTACTTGCTGCTAAATCGTGCAGGTCTTTATCTGGATCAACCTTACCAGCACTTGGTAATTTGATCTTACGTTTTTTTGCTTCATCGTCAGCATGCTTTACGTCTTCATCTTCATCGTCATCATCACCATCGTCCCAACTTTCGTGTAAGGCACGGACTGATTGTGTGGTTTCTGGAATACCAGCAATTTTGCGTAAATGTTCTAAATCCCATGGGTTACTCATGTAAATCTCCTTTTAATTGTTTCTAAACATATATTTATAAAAGTTTCAAATAACTGCCCCATTTATTTGAAATCCCAACATTAACTGTAGCCAATGCTGGGTATATGTTTAGTAAATTCCGTTTTATTGATATTGGTTTAAGTCATATTTTGGGGTGTTGTATGTTTGACAATTGGTATCATCAAAATCTGATTGTAGCCTAGATAATTGATGTGAAGCCACTTTATAAGGTTGTATCTTATAATCATGTGGGGTTGGATAACTCCAAGTTAAGTACAACAAATCAACTTCTGCAATGTAAATATCTTTACAATGCAAGTAACTATTTCCTATATTATCCTTGCCAGCTGTAAAATGATATACATGACTACTACCATGGGCAAACACAGCCGTAGAACATAGCCACAACAATACTAATATTAATTTTTTCATAAATTAAGATAATTTAACCATTTCAAAATACTCATAATTTGTAGCTTCTTGATCTATTGTGGTTGGGTCTCCAGTATAGTTTAACCACTTAACTAGTTTTCCAGTTAAACACACAGGAGCATTGATATTTAATCCAACAATGTTTCCATTATTTTCTGAATACCTGGTGTGTACATCATCAACAAATTGTATGGATACATTATCTGCTTCAATAATATTACCAGCTAAGTTTTGTTGTACAATATTAGGTTGGTCTAACGGAGCAGTAAAATGTGTTACTATTCGATGTTTCATGTTACTCCATACCTTCCATTTGTTTGATTTTACGAACAACAGCAGCAATCACAGGACGGTGAAGAATTCTACCATCCAATTGAAATTGTTCTGGAGTCATCCAACTAACATCCCCAGTTTCAAATGAAGGCATCCCAAACATATCTTTGTTTTTCACTTTTGATACAAATACAGTAGTTCGCCCCATAAATGTTCCAACTTCTTCGGTTTTGATAACATTTCCTTCAAATAGCCCAATTTCCTCTTTAGCTTCTCTGAGCGCAGCGTCTTGAAAACTATCATCTTCGTCCTCAACTTTACCCTTAGCTATTTGAAACTCATCTCCTCCAAACGCAGGATCAGACGGTTTCATAAACATCATTAATATCTTACCGCTTTCAATGATATATGGAACTAGACCAGCTCTATAAATCAAAATTTTGTGGTCGTGTGGTTGTGGTAAATCCATCATTTTATTTCTCCTTGGTAATTGTTAATTGATATAGGCCCATTTATATCCACCAGCTGTTAATAATCTTCCTATACAACATCGTTGTATGCCTGATATGTATATCCCTGTAAGTAGGCTGGCCTCTTTTGCGCTTGTATAACTGGATATCAATTCATCGTTTGTTGATAATTGTTGTACTTTTTTGGCCTGTTGGCTATTGCGCTTGACCAGATTTTTTATATGAGTATCCTTTAACCCGACAATCGGAGATACATCTGTGCGATTGTCTAGGTTATCAAATTTCCACTGAAATCCCTTAACCAATTCCTGATTCCAATTAGAAAAAGTTCCAGCACATAATTGGTGTATGCTACCACTCAAGTTTTTATTATTTAATACTTGTTGAGCTGCTTGTGTGCATGAATCATATGTAGCAATATATTGTCCAGATTTGGTATATTGATTTACTTTTCGTCCTCTTAATATAGTAAATTTTTCAACCATGGTTTGTTTACTTTTGGTTGTATGTCTAAAATTAAGATGCTGGGCTCTTAACCTTTGTCTACTTTCCTCAGATACTATTCTACCAGTTGTACCTTCCCCACCAATAGTCATGTTATATCCATTTATTCCAAAAGTGTTGTGTTCTAATATCAACGAACATTCTAATTTATGAGCTTGCTGAATTATTTCACATTCAGCAAGTATTTCACTTATCCAACAATCTTGTCCATATTTTCTGATAGCACGGTGAAAATATTGATTAGAACCTCTTTTTGCGTCTTGAAAATGTCTATTTAAACGCTTTTCTAAAGTACTACTGGTATAACCAATATATGATTTTTTTGTTATTGTATTGGTGTGTTTATATATAATAAATTTCATAATTTATAGTTAAATGCCTGTTGCTTGTATTTATGCACACCAATACAAAGTATGTTTAGGTTCCTACAGCGTTACCAAACACGTCCAGATGGACTCGATGGCAATATGTATACCCACGTTCTATACACATACGAGCAACTTGTGCTGAAATTTCTGTTTGATCTAACTGTTGACATGCTACAGGCATGATATACACACCTACACCCTTACACACATGACCTGCATAATATTGTTCCATTGCTCTATCCACCTCATCAAAATCTTCTGATGATGGACCACAAACAAACTTAAAATATTGTTGTATATTTGCATCTCTACAAAACATATAAGTAGTTTGTTGTAATGCAATATCTGGTCTAATAGCCTTTTCCCAAGGCTCACCACTAACAGATAATTTTGGACTATTACTCCAAATTACTTGTCTATCTGGACGTTGTTGCCCCCAAGCATATAAACCATCAATAAACTCTCTTGTTAATGGCACTGAACAATTTGTTTCAATTAACAATTTTGTCAAGCCAACAAGGTCGGGGTGATTCAATATTGTTAATAGGTGTTTAGCTCGTAATGTGGGTTCCCCTCCGGTCAAACTTAATATAACAGGCTGCCCTGTTACAGGATGTTGCCATGAACCACGTGGAACGTGTGCCATTATAGCTCCAGCTAACTGATTTTCGTCACCAGTTTCCCACATATGTTTAAACTTATTGTCCCAACTATATATGCTATCACAACCCTTAGATATCACAGGGATGTCATAAATGTTAGTGTAATCTTTTGGATCAAACCCTAAAGTTTCAATTGTGGTGGTATCTACATTCTCAGGGTTATTAAAACCACTACAAGTAAAATTACACCCAGTAAATCTAACATAAACTGTGGGTGTTCCGGACCAGATTCCTTCTCCTTCGATTGAAGTGAATACTTCACTCCATGAATATTTTGCCATTTGTTTTTCCTTAATTAGTCAAGATAAGATTCACGCTTATCTATATGTGCTTGCAGTTGTTCTTCGACTTCATCTCGATAATCTTCCATCAAAATATATTGAAGTGACTTATCCTTTTTTCCGTCTGCATTTAATGCTTCCCAAGCAATTCCATTAACATTACGGCCAATGTCAAATTTTTGACCTAATATTCTAATCGTAAATGGTTTACCCATTATGGATATAGTACACTTGCCATCAAATGTGGTATCTAAATCTTTATATTTTGGCACTTTATTGTCTCCGTTTTGTTAGAGTTTTTCTGTATTGAAAAACTATTTTAAATTTTGGTAAGATTTCCACTCGGAATACGCCAATTTTGAAGTTTAAATTAGTTTTCACGGTAGGTCTTCTCTCCATATCATTAATTGGTTATGTGGTTTTACTTTTTTGATTTGTATTTTTCCAATTTTCTGGACATCTTCTGGTGACAAATGTTCCATAAAACGGGTAGACTGGCGAAGGACTGCAATAGATACTTCTTGCTGTATCGCAAATTGTTCAATAGGAGTAGGTTCATTTGGTACAGCAAATAATGCAGTTACAATTCTATTACTCTGTCTTCCTCGTTTCTTTGGAACTTTTACCTTAACCTTTCGTGTTGCAGTTAATGGTAATTCTTTTGTTGTACTTGGTAGTTGGACGACAGTTTGTTGTGTAGTTAGTTGTTTATCAGCATATGCAATAGCCTCTACCATTAACTCTTGATATACAGTATAATCAAATGGATAAGTGGGAGCAAATGTTCCCACTGATCTCAATTGCTTCGCCATATTCAACTTAGATAGTGTTACATTAAACACTAAACAAGATTGTTCATCAGTTAACCGGTGATGATCCATTAACGCAAACATATCATTCCATGACATAAATGGAAATTCTATCATATTATTATTCTCCTTAATATAAAATGATATTTTACGTTAAATGTGTATTTTAATCAACAATTACCATAGTTGCATTGGACATTCAGCTTTCGTGAGTTTAGTTTTGAACGGGAGATAACACCCACACGCTGTGCAAATATTAAGCCTTTTATTTCGAACTTCACACCCTTTGCATATATCCATTCGGTCTGTGGCTTCAACTGAACTTACAAATTCAATTTTGCCACGGACCAAATCCCATATTACATTAACTATGTTATACATGGTATATTACCCAATTGTGCATTTTCCCAGGGAAAGTTGACAAATGGTGAGTCCACATCAATTGTTAACCAATTTAAATCAGGATAGATGTGAGGATTGTCCTTGTAATATAAACAAGCTGTATAAATCTTCTCACCATGCTGACATTGGGTGTTGGTATAATGTATAGCAATTTCTGCCATAGTATGTCCACTATCAATAATGTCTTCTACAATCAAAAAATTGCTAAATGGGACTACAGGTAAATCATTTGCATGATTTCTATCATCTCCTACCCCCTTTTTTGATGAATATGATATGGGGAAAAAGGGTAATTGTAACATGTGAGAGATTAGTACTCCTGGCACTAACCCCCCTCTTGCTACCCCAACTATCCCTTGTAAATCTAACCCCATCATTTTACATTGATATGCAATACTCCAACAAGCTGTGTGAATATCTTCATATGACGGATTATACTTTCTGGATTTGGGGAGGTACATTATTCAGCTCCTAACATAACATCAGCAAGTTGTCTAGTTACTTGAACCACTTTTAATGTGTTTCTAATATCTTCAAGAGCATTATGCTCTCCTCTATGTTTTGCACCAATCATATCAAATAAATCATCTGAATTGTGAGTATTAAACACAACAAATCCGATACTATTAGTATCAACCATTTTGTTTCCCCAACGAAATTCTAATTCTTCGGTTCTCAATAATCTTCGTAAGAAAGCTAAATCAAATTGTGGATTGTGTCCTAAAATATGAATAGCTGCAGAAGGACCCCAGTGACTGATTAGTAAATTAGCAATCAGCTCAACCGCTTTAGATGTTGAAACTCCATTCTCCTCAAGGTATTGACGGGACAACCCATGTACCTTCTCAGCTCCGGTATCCCACTGGTTAGAAGGATCCCATTTAACTTCCACATATAACTCTTCAATGGGTGCAAGAGTAATTGCATCAACGACTATTAACCCAATAGACAACAATTGGTGAGTCTGTTTAGTTTTTGGGTTGTACGATGGATCGTCTACATTAAAGAATAACCCGCTAGTTTCGGTGTCAACCGCTAATAACCTTGTTATGTAACCTGTTGTGTTATTTTTTTGAGTCATATTCACTCTCCCACATAACTACTAATTTATATCCCGCTTTCATTATTTTACTCTCCTTGTGTTTAGTTTTATTGTACAGTTCACCAGCTGTTAATTTATGAAATGGACTACACATTTCATCTGCTGTAAATTTATTTGGATTTCCATGAAATATATCCCCATGAAATTCGTATATAGTGTTCGTTTCTTTGCAGTATCCATCTACTTTTACTAAAATATCTGGTACTAAGTATTCCCCAATATTCTCAGCATGTTGAATAAAACAACAATCAGTCTGCATCGTTTGATTTAACCACCGGATAGCTTTCTTTGAATATGATGGAGTTCGACAATGGGGACATCCAGTATGTTGGTTTAATATATTAGATGGTTTTGCATGCCATGTATTGTTACACTTTTTGCAACACCACTCTATTTTAGTATGGGTATTAACATAATTTCCCACTCGTCGTATTCCAATAGCCCCACACCTGTGGTCAATGTCTTCATTTGTATGCCTAACCCTATTAGAACATTTTGGGCAACCTGTACCTTCGTTTAAAATTTTGGTTGGAGATGTCTTCCACTTGTGGTCACACACATTACAACTCCAACTAATTGGAGTATTTGTTGCTATAAAATCATCCAACCTAGTAATATTTCTATCAGATAATTTGGTATCTATAATTTGGTTATTAACCAATTTTCCAGTACAACACTTACATCCTCCAAAATTTGGAGATATTATGGAGCTTTTGGTTGCTATCCAAGTATATTCACAATTTTCACATTTCCATGTTATAGCTGAATTATCTCCAGGTATAATAGGCTCCATATTTAGTATATGTACCAATGCCAATTTAGCATTCCACCAATCTAACGAATTGGTGTGTAAGTGTGCCACTCGTACAATTGCACACTTGGGACATCTAGTGCCCCTGGAATATATATTAACCCAAGCAGTACTCCATATATTATCACAAACTTCACATTTATATTGTAATGGAGTACTGACATTTTCAAATAATGATAATCTAGTTATAGGTAACTTGTGGGATATTAACCACTCATCAACCAATAAATTAGACCATCTTTTTCTCATAATTATAAGAACTCACTGTTTGTGTTAAGAATTGGACCCATACCTTGTTCAGTTCTAGCTGGGTTGTGTTGAATTTGACGCTCGCCTATTGCAACATGTGCTGGTTGTATAATAATAGGGTCAGCATAGTGTGTACCTTGCTCGTGGCTATACCCACCATCATACAAGTGAGCATACTCAGTTTTTACAAAACCAATTTGCCCAATACGAGTACCAACTTCAATATCAATTGGTCCACCATTGGTGTAAATCGTAAAACCGATATGACCTTTGTATCCAGAATCAAAAATCCCACTCATAATGAACGTTCCATTGCGAGCAAATGTAGAGCGAGTGAACATTGGTAGACAAACATATCCTTCAGGTACTTCAACATACATACTTGATGTTCCATCATATACCTTTCCACCTTCTAATTCCCAAAAAGGAGTTTCAGTATCTTCTGTAATTTTGTGCACAGATACCAATTGTTTCATCTTAACAAGTTTTTTGTTGTTTGAAATATAGGCAGTGTCCGTATCTTTGACCAATAGAAGTTCATCTAAGGAAAAATCGATGGCATTTGGACTTACAAATTTATTGTCAAGCCAATGTTGTGGGGTGGTACAATCTGGGTGTGTAATCCATTTATTGTTGATAACATCTTTTGGGTTTGTAAACATAATAACTTTCTCCTTTGTTATATTATTTCTTCCGTGGTATTCGTATTTTCCACACGAACACACTGTATAATATAGTGTGTTCGTGTTTTAGTCAACTATTTATAAGTACGATTCTGGGTCACACATAATGTCAAATGTAATTTGTAAATTAAAATCAATCGCTTCATGAATGTGATCTTTTATTGTCCAAGGATAGTCAAAATCAACTTCTCTTAAGAACTTCTTATGCACAGGCATAAAACTATCACCAGTGATGTTATATCTATGTCCACATATAGCAGACCAAACTGGACCTGAACTATCACAACTATTTAACGCGTTCATTGTCAGCAATGATGGAAGCTCAATATTAGGAGCTGAGTTGAGGCCCAAATAGTGGTGATACTTATTGTGAGCAAAAATACCTCTGTCCATCAACATTTGAGTCATAACAACCCTTGCATATGACTTGGGAATGTGAGGTAATGCATTTGGTATAGCAAGAATAGACATACCAATCATATCTATATCAGGATTATTTGCAGCCCACACATAAGAGGAAATCCAACCTTCTGTATCTCCCACTTCTGCTTGTGGGCAAAAGAATGTTTTAAATCCAGATTCTTGGACTAGGGGAATCAGTTGTTTTGCTGCTTCAATTGTTTGGTCAATAGGCTTTCCTGGATAGTCAGGAAGCACAATTGCATCAGCACCACATAAGTGGGCCAACTTAATTAATTTATCAGGAGCATAACTCTGTCCAAGCTCAAATGCTCCATTGTCCATAATAATGAAGTCTCCAGCAACACTGAGATTTTTATAAAAATCTCTATATGTAATATCTGTTGCAACCAGATGTGCTAATACCAAATGTGTATCTGATCCCGTGGCGTATTGTAAATAGTTAGTCGGAGCAATTACACAAAATTGAGGGGTGGTGGGTAGGTTTTTCATATGTTCTCCTTTATATGATAAAATTGTCTAAATGTTTGATTAATTCGCTAATTATACCCAATGTTTCTATGGATGTCAAGCGCTGTGTGATTATAAGAGAATCCCAAATAAAGAAAAACACACTTAAACATATGAATGGAACGTTCCGTTGATGTACAAAATTAGCAAATTGGATAGTGTTTCCAAGTATGAAAACTATCCATGGTGTTACTGCTGTAGATGCTATAACCGGAGACAATAATAATATTGTACCAATTATATAACATAATGAGGAACACCATTTAAGAATTTCCCAATATAGTGATGGGGGGATTGGGTGGGTAGTCAATATAATTTCTCCTCAAATGAAGAGAAATTATATCATAATTGAGTCGAATAGTCAACTTTACATTACTTATTGTTGTTGCACCATAAATTCTATGGACGTATCAAAATCATGTTCCCACACAACCACTAGATTGTAACCTAATGATTTTATTAGGCTTTCTCGGTCCAATGTTTTCAGATACAGCTCACCCATGGATTTTCCAACTACTTCATTTATTTCGTCTGGTTGGTAAATTGATGGATTTCCGTGCCAATAGTCCCCATGAAATTCATAAATGGTATTTGTTGCCTCACAATATCCATCCGCTCTGAATCTTGTATTTGGTATTTTCCACTCTTCAATTATTGCACCGTCTTGTTGTGCAATCCACAGTCGACATTTGTATGAACTCCAATAATATTGTTGGATTTCTATTTCATAGTACATTAAGTACGAAATTATAGTTCCATAATAAACATTCCCTAATTCGTTTGCTATTTGGGTAGCTGTCTTATTTTGGGTAATATATTGTTCAAATAACCAACCATAATCTTCAAGCAATGGGAGAATATCCACCAAGTGTTGTTGGCTGTAAGATTGTGTTCCATATCGCTCTAAATTAGTTTGTTTTATTTTTTCTTTGATAATGTTGTTCTGCGAAGCATACTCTACTCCGTATCGCTCTAAATTAGTTTGTTTTATTTTATTTTGGATAATATTTGATTGGGCAGCATTTTCGTACCCATACCGTTCCAGATTTGTTCTTTTTTGTTTTTCTTGTACATCTTTATTTTTTCTTGGGTGCCCGCCATATTTTTCTAAATTGGTATGTGTCACCTTCTCTTTCTTTGTACCGTGGGCAATATTCTGGTGTCCATATTTTGCCAAATTAGTTTGTTTTGTTTTGTTTTGTATATTTTCATTTTGTGATGCATATTCCACACCATACCGAGCTAACACAGTTTGTTTTTTCTTTTGTTGTATAATAGCCAACTGTGCTGGATTATCTACCCCATATTTTTCCCGATTGTTGACTGCTCTAATTAGATATCCACATTTAGGACACCCAGCCTTTTTGTTGGTATGTCCATTTGGACTTTTGTGAAACTGTCCATGAATTGGGCAGTTTATAATTACTGGAACATCTGGAGACACATATACAACAAGAGAATAGTCATATAGGTCTCCGTGGATTTTTTTAGCCTTTGCTAACCAATTAGCTTGTTTATCAATCATATAACATCCTATTATTGTTGTAATAGTATATCAGATAGCACCACAAAAATCAACTATGTGTGGGAACCCATTGACAACTGCACAATTAATCAATTAATCAATTAAGATACTGCTTGGATTATAATTTCTTCAACTTCTTCACCATTTCGGTGAACCACTAATACGGCCCCTTCTTGAGTACGGTACCTAACTTCTACACTCCCTCCCTGTCTTCGAATTTTATTTGACAACTCTTTAATCACACCAGACAAATCCTTTCCATCAATTTCAACATCGATTGCGCCAGGAATTTTTACAAAAAAGCGTGACCCTGATGTAATATCTTCATACAATGGGGAAATAGTGGGGACATACCCTTCATCCATCTTTGATGCTCCCACTCTCCACCCTCCTGAGTTACCTCTTTCTTTCCACAATTGGTGAACTCCATGTCTCAACAAATCTGTATATTGAGCCCATGCTCCTTTTTGTGAAGGTATGGGCCTACGGATTTGAGCAACGTGGTATGCAACATTTACCAATTCTGCAGCATCAGACCAATTCTGCTCCAAATCTTTTGCACCTTTGTTGATTAATTTCTTTAACTCACCTATGACAGCTTGTGGTAATACTGTGAGTTTTTCAAGGGCCTTAGAATCTTGGTCTTCTTTTAATAAAAAATCAACAAACGTATTATCTTCCTTAATGCTTGGAATCCAATAAGTCTTTCCGTCTTTCGTGCTTTTCACGCTAAATTTATGTGATGTAGCTTGACGTTTCTTTCCAAAATTCTTATTATCCATTTGTTTAGGAATAGAACCGTTATTCATTTCCTTGCTGTGTGTTGTTGTAGTTGTTTCTTTAGCTGGTCCGCTCATTAGTTTGTTCCTCTTGTATACTTTCGATACTGTTGACTTTTTCCTTTTGGAGTGGTGTCTCTAGTATATTTGGGTTTAATTTTTTGACAGAGTGATTTTCTTTAGCACTTTCTGTATTATTTGTTTTGCCCGTTTTTATATGAACTTCTTTCCAACCAGATTTTTTACCAGGTGCGGACACATGTCTCCATACCTCTTTTTTAGGAAAACACATTTTGGTTTTTTCGGGAGTAAGTGGTTTTGCTGGTGTCCCCATCAAACTCCTATCCTCTTCAAACAATTCAATTAGTAACATATAACCATCTCCATATCAATAGAGGTATTTATAGTATTACATATATTGTCCCAACTATCAAGTACGCCTCATAGCTGCAATATCATTTTTTGTACCAACTGATTGATGTTTTAACCTTCTGATTTCTTTATCCATGTTTGTTATACAACGATTTTGTCTTAATACCATCACTTTTAAATCCTGAACATCTTTCGATAATTTCTTGATAATTTTATCTTGTTCTGCACTCATTACTTTCTCCGCTTTCTATATCTGGATTTTGTTTCGTTATTTGTGTCATAATAAGATGTTGGCTTGTTCTTCACCCATTCCACAAACTTCATCATATCAGCGTGCTCTAATAACCTATCCACAGTATGATAATAATGTTGAAGCTCTCGTTCACTCATAGATGCATGAATTTTGGAATGGCATATATTATGGATTACTATAGTTGGAGAACTCTTATCAAATGTTTTAGGAATTAAATGATGTTTGCTGATATTTATAGTTCCCAATAATCTTCCACATATTACACAATGTTCTGTTGTAGCCATTCATATTCCCACATAACTAAAAGTTTATATCCTGCGTGCCTTATTCTATCTTCATATTCTAACGTTTGAACATATAATTCTCCAAATGATTTTTCTATTCGTTTGTTGACGTCAGTTGGTTTATATAATATTGGATTTCCGTGCCAATAATCTCCGTGAAACAAATAAACTGTATTAGTTGTAGAGTCGAAACCATCTACGATATGTAGTCTATTGTTGATTTTTAATCTAACTTGTCGGTGATTTCTTGTATTTGGTAGATTTAAGCTATCTAACCAAATATCTTGTAATCTATTTCGTTTACATATCCAGCACCCAATTCTATAATGGTCTGCTGGCGTTATTACTTGATATCCATGTTGAGCACACTTTATAGTTAACTGAGTATGAACAGTAACATATTGGGATAACTCATATGAAAATGCATCTCCATATAACGATTTTGATTTAGTTATAAAGTCTTCTGTAGTATTTCTACCACTATCCTGTGCACATTTAGCACAGCCGGTTTTATTTGTGGTATGAGCATATGCATACTCAATCCGAAATATCCCATGAATGGGACATATAATATTAACAGGAGATGATATATTAACATAGCCCAGTTGAGAATAATCATATTTATCACCGTGAAGTTGGGTTGCTTTAACTATAAACTCAGATTCTTTAATTGCCTTGGTTATCCCTTGCTTGCGTTTACCACATATGGGACAACCACTTTTTCTTTCAATGTGTAGTCTTGGTTGTTGTAAAAAATTTCCATGAATCTTACATATTATTATAGATTTAGTGTCCCAATTTTTATAATCAAACAAAGAATAATCATACGTGTCACCATGAACTTTTGTGGACTTATTAACAAAAGTTTCTAACGATAATTTTGTTCCCATTTTTGTGCCCTTTTAACTAATATACGTATTTATACACACTGTGTATTTTATTATGACACACAGCATGAATATTTATATCATCTTTGCCTTTAAAGGCCTTGGGAATGAGATGATGAAATTGAATGTTTGAATTACCATCCAGAGGACGGGCACAGATTGGACAGTTGTTCATATTTTTTGGTCTCATACAAAACAGAAAACCAGGGGAGACAAGTTGTCTCCCCTGGTTTGTTGGTAAAAATTAAATTAATATTAGTACACCACCCCATACTATTGTTAGAAATATACACAATTTCTCACCAAGGCCGAATGTCCAATACTCTATCCAAGTATCTCTAACAAACTGCTTCCAGTCATTATACAAATCAGGAGTATACTTTTTAAGTCCAGCATTTTTCCACATGTCAAAACTTACCATTTGAGTCCAAGTGTGCTGTGGGATTTGAAATATGGTTACGGCAGCACATATACAAAAAATACCTATTTCCACTAACGTAGCACCGAGAATAAACAACACAACGTTCATTTAATTAAACTCTGTGGCATTGCCCTTACGTAAATAATAAGCAATATTAATGTATTTCAAACACGCTCTACCTAAATTATGAACTAATCGCTCTTTCGTTGATTTAACCACCAGCCCTTCAAGTATTTGTTTCTTATCAAATGTAGAATGGGTATTCTGGGACAACTCATTGATTTTCTCAAGATTAAATGGCCCTCTGTATAAGAGTGGTACTCGAGGAATACAGGTGAATGCACACCACTCGTCCAATTCTTCGTCGTTTAACCAATATCCCATTCCACGACATCCCACATAGACATCAAACACTCTGAACCCAACATTGCCCTGAGAAAACCCATATGTTAAGTCTTGCACTCCATGCCCAAATACTTCTCCACACACAGTGATTGGTACAAGTGGATCTGACAATTGTTCCGTAGCACTTGTGAGAGTACTGTACAATGGTCTTGCTACTCGGAGATACACATTGTTGTTATTTTTCTCGTTCTGCTTAAGAAACAAGCCTTTTGACCCTAGTCCTTTGCTGGAGACAGCTATGTATGCCATTTTTCCGGAGGTTGCTAATCCTACTCCATGATTTTCATTGTAAAATTCGTCTGTTGGTGGTAGTACCACAATCTGACAAAACGAGCCATGCAATTTTTCAGTTGCTTGTACTTCTTCACCTTCAGTAAACACATTTGGATAGTTTTTGGAGTTCTCAATATCGTAACTCACACCAATAGAAGTACCACCGTTGTAGACTTCACCTGCCATCGCAACTGGGATTGGTGGCTCGTGTTTGTATACACCCAACAATTCTGTAACAACCTCTCCTTCAATTACATATTCTCCTTCAAGGGTGTGTGCGTATAATTGAGTGCCTCCCTCTTCGTCCCAACTACATTCTTCAATCAGAGGAATACATATGCCCATACTGGGCTCTCCTCTGAGTTTGATCATCTTGACCCGGTTACCTTTACTTCCAGCCAACATACCTTTATTTTGGTCTTCGTTCCAATAATTGTACTTTTGTAAAATCTCATCAGGAACAATTGCATTCTCTCCAATGTATGCACATAAAGATTGATCTGCAAATGCTCCCTTACGAACAACAACCTGCCAACCATCAGGGGAGCCAATATGTCCAATATGTAAGCTATCTGCATTGGGGTGTTCAGTAATATAAATTCTTTGTATTTTTACTTCAAATTCAGCCATGCATGTCTCCTTATTTTGAACAAGTAATAGTTAATAAATTATAAGTGTGTGCACCAGGTGTGCCTTCTTTAGGAAAATATGTACCAAATCTAGTAGAAAATGTCAGTTCTTGTTCAAACGTAGTTTGGTTAATTTGTATATGTGGTATTAATAGTGTATATGGTGCAAACACCACTCCAGCATCCACTGTTGTTTTTCCCCTGTAGCCAACTACAAATTTTATATCTTTTGGGGTTTCGCCGTCTAACACAGGTGACTCTGACACAAGCACTGTATATCTGACTTTGTTGTTATACAACACATTACACACCCCATCCACCATTTCAATAGTATAATCCCCAACAAATACTTGTTGCAGTACCTTAAATCCTGCTGGGGAAGTTAAAATGACATTGCCAACTCCTCTACTAGTTCCAACTGCAATTTTAACCGATTGTGCATTGATATTAATTTCCAACTGTTTAATAATTTCAGAGGAAAGTTTATCAAAATTATCCGTTGGTATGTGAATATGACTACGATCAGGGGCAGTTGCAGCATATTCTGTCAACATATCAACAAAAGTATACATAATTAATTTGGAAACAACTAAGGGTTGGACATTGTCAATAGAATTGCTCACAATTGATAATTTATGAGATTGTGCTTGCACTGGATGTCCTACCACTTGCCACTCTAACCACGATTGTTGTTCATTTTTTAATGTGACTTCTTGCATGGTTGTTTGCATGATATATGCCATATCTACTGGCATGTGCATAGCTTGTAATCCAATCAATCTATCCATATTAATAATTTCTGATACTATATGAGCTGATATCACCATTACTTTATGTACATAATCTCCTGGATATTCCTCAATTGCAATACTACTTTGTTGAAGTAACGTATTTAATTGATTTTTCAATAATCGGGACACTGCATATGTTATGTTTGATACAAATGTAGGGGTATTATCCACATCCAATATTTCAGAATTGCCTAATTTATATTGATGTAAGCATGGGTGGTTTGTATATACCATATCAATATATGGTTGAATATCGTGAGATTTGTCTTCTTGCATGTTATTGTCCTTAATAGGAGGGAACTTCACCAGATTGACCTCTGGTGAAGTGTTGGGTATTACTTAGATTTTCGTTCTGTGTATGGACCAGATAAAGCATCCACTACAGTTTCTTTGTTTCTAATTGCAGGCACCCACTTAAACATGGCAGGAGTCCAGCCAGCCATTGCATACCATCCAGCTTGTTTAATGAATGGAGTAGTTGGTGCTCCATCTAAATTAACTACCAGTTTAACTGTGTTAGAATCGCCTGAATTTTTTTGCAAATCAGGGTAGTGAAATCTGTTAATTTCGCCATCTGTAAACACAACGATGGTATCAGGCACAAAGCCTAAACCTGGGTATTCTCTCATTGCCGCTTGAAACTCTGTAGAGCCTGCAATGTTCCCTCTACGGTGGGTTAACAACTCTCTTTGGATAGCTAACACAGAGTTATTTGTGTCCACAGTATGAATGGTCTTTGCTGCTGAACCAAACATAGTTACAGCTAACCGTTCTGATCCATCATTGGCTTTCAATAATGCTGCTGCCAACAACGTTGCTGTTTCAATTGCTTTACCACTCATAGAGCCTGAGTAATCAATAATTACCCAAATTTTTTCACCAACTTTTGGTAAGTACTTAACACTGATATCCACAGCTTTTGATACTGCAGTAGCCATACTGGAATTCAGAGGTTTGATCACATCATAGGCCTGCAAAAAATCAAACGTAAGCTGTCTTGAAGCAGCAACTCGTTGTTCATCAGCAATAATATCAGCAACATGTGTCTTAACCACATTGTGTGCCACGCCTGCATCGTGAATATTTCGCATGTTTCTTAACAGTGCCATGTATCCCAATTTTTCCGAAGTCAACAACTCAGTCCATAATTTTGCTTTGCTTTTACGCTCAGCTTCTGGTAATTGGCCGTTTCTTGACAGTTCTGTTTCCCAAGTGTATGGAGTTTCCAGGTTCTCATCAATGATTTTTTGAAAAATAGCACCTTGTTTAGCTTCGTTTGCCACAGGGTGAACAATTCGCAACACGTCTTTAATGGTGATTGCACCAGCTCTGTTGTATTTTGCAAAAGCATATTCACCGAAATTATTGAAGGCATCACCAACACCTCGTTTGATGGCCATAGGGATTTTACCTTTTTCTCCAAATACGTCAAGAGAATAAGCATACATATCAGTAATCTGATCAGCACGTTGAATAACGTCTCTAACCAAGTGTCTTAAGTGTGGATACGTTTTACCTTGTTCACGCAATGCTTTAGCAAATTCAACAACCAAAACAATCGGAATTGTTCTGATATTCATCTCACCTCTTGCATGGATAGCAAGATTTGCGACAAAATCAAGAGCACCCATTTCAACAGCAGTCCGTACTTCTGTTCGTAAGCTTTGTACTAATGCATCACTTGAACGGTAAAATGTTGATCTACCAAACAACGTGGATACAGTTAACTCATACAAATGTTGCAGTGGTTCTTTTTTGAACTGTAGATTGCCGTTTGCTGAATGTGCAACTGTTAGATTGTGTTTTGCAGCAACTACTGCAACAGTTTTGGTTACTTTCTTTGGTGCTTTGTTAAGTTTAGACATGTGCATCTCCTTTGAGAGTTATTTTAAATTTGTTTAATGTAGAAATGCATATTATACACATCTCTACAATAAAATCAACATAGGACAAGGGGTAATTATTGATCCAAATCAGACATATTGATCGTTTTTGCAATAGTGTTCTTATAAATGCGATCATATACAGAACCTAACCGGTTGTAGATACCAACCACCAATGCTTGCAATGGATCAGCAATAAACAAACCTACAGCACTAAATGGCCAAAACGCAATCCAATTTAAAATCAGTGATTTTTGGTTGGATGGTTGAAAATCTGATAAATCGTTGCAACTGTGTTTACTGTACTGTCTTAAAATTTGTCGTCTTGATACAGTCCAGGATTCAGCGTACTCCACTGGAATATTATCTTGTACTCCAATTTTTAATTTATGAAACTCAATAAACGCTTGTTTTGCGGTCTTTGTGATTTTTACAGCTGATGCTACAAAATCCCAGAATTTGATGACCGAATATGCTGCACCTACGACAAAATACCCGATAAAGTATGAAATAACATCACCTGGATTGTGAATTATTACCATGAACGGGTTAACCGACCCAAACAAGGCAAACAGCATTAAATAGATAACAAATATTGCATATGCCACACTAAAATCTCTGGATGCTGTCAATAAAATAGCAGCAATAATAAACACCGCTGATAAAATCCCAGACCACATACCACTCAAAAACATCGCACTTAAGATAGCGCCAGTACCTTCAATTAAAAACATATTTTATTTCTCCGTCAAGTTAAAAATTATATTATACTACAATATTCATTAAAATCAACAAATTACACTGTATCAGAACGAATATCGTCTCTAACAGCAGTAAGAACTTCTCCCAACCAATTAGTTCCTCTCCACTGTTCTTTGGTGCTTTTTCTTGCTTCTACTTCACCCATCCCAATGCCCCAAATGGTATCATATGGAGATGCTTCAACCAATAAAGTATCTCCTGTTGCCAATAATGCTTCTAACAGGGTCGGACTATGTGTGAATTTTGCAATATTAGCAATATACACCACAGTTTTTGCCACTGCATTCCAACTATCAGCATTAAAATTCTTTACTTGCCTACCTAATTGCTTTTGAATTTTTGGGTTAGGGGTATTCATAATTAATTCAGCAGTCTCATAGTCCTCAAACATCAGGGCTTTACTGTGCATCATGAATTGTTCTGCACAATTGTATTGAATTCCATCTACTTTAAATGGAGACGCATACCACTGTGAAAACATTCCTGACCAAAAGAAAGTATACAGATCATTATTCATGAATAGATTCCCTTGCTAATTGTACTTCATTAACAACAATTTTTAATTGTTTTTCTTCTAGTGCTTCCAGACGGTCTACAAAATGCTCTTCGAAAGTTTCTAATTCAAACTCTTCAGTGACATTAAGTTCTGTCGCAAATCCAGTGTTGCTTAAAAAGTCTGCAAGTAGATAGGCTATTGTTGTCTTTCCAGTGCCGGAGGTCCCACACACATTGATAGTAATTGTACTCATATTTTACTCCTGTTAAAAATTATATTATACAGCATTTCTATATTATGTCAACTCTAACTTTCATAAATACGTAATACACAAAAACCCCAAATGTCAGAAAGCCACTCCCACCTAAGAAAACAAGTTAATATAGATGGGGTACTGTTTGAATCTGTTAGAGACGCAATAGATGCGTTGGGCATACACCGATCTACTATAATGGTTAGACTAAATAGCCCATATTGGAACTGGAATTACACCATATCAAAATAACTTCAAATGGGATGTAATGGGATCGATATTTTCTGGGAAATCTGGTCCTATTGCACAACAAGTATATGTTGCAACTCCACCAAATTCTGTTAACCCAGCGTCCAATATTAAAGACGTGCATTTAATACCAGCATCTACTGCTGCTTGATGTATTGCTAATAATTCTTCTTCAGACTTAACACTAACACACACTTTTGTGAATTTGTCTGTTAGCCACCCATACCGTTCAGGATAATGTGCTGGTGTAATATCAATTATTAACATTTGATTATCTTCTTGTGGATGCGTGCGAACAACAGTTCCAACATCTAAAATTGCCTTCATGGACGCATGCGCTCCTTGGGCAATTAATTTTCCAGTTCTAATTTTATGTCCTTCCTGATTTCTTAAATCAGTTCTCATAACTATTACTTGTTTTGGTATTGACATTTGTTCATCCTATGAGCTTGTGGGGGTCCTGAATTTTCGAGGTAATCGCATTCCAGGAAATTGTTTAACTTCTGTAAATCTAATAACATTGGACATGGTAATACTTACCATCTCCCAATATGGAGTATCAGGCGCATATCCCCGAGATATATAATGAGATGGGTTCATTACTGCCATCACATCCCTGAGTTTGGTTAATTCATACCGTTCACAAATGTCCATTAAATTATTACTAATGTGCATATTCAGTTCAGCTTGTGGGATATCTATAGAACACCCATAAAAAGCATGATACAATCGCTGTAATCGTTTTTGTGGGTTATTAGATTTACACGCCCTAATGAATAACATTTGTAATGGGGTAACTGGATTTTTATCCATATAAGTCTCCGGCTAATACTGCCACCATATACCAATCAGGTACACGATCACAGGTGTTTTGTGAGTTAAATTCTGCGATATAATCATTTGCTTCTTGTAGAGTATCAAATTCTTTGGTGTCTAATACTCTTGACCCCCAACCTAGGTCATATTCCACTTCGTTAACACAAAACTTCATACACACTCACCGCATTAATAGATATTAACTGATAATCTGCAACTTCTGATGTGCCATTTTTATAATGACAAAAACCAGCTATTCTAAAATTATACTGATCAGGATGTAATTCTTGAAGAATTTGTCCCAATGGTGTGTTCAGAATTTTTACATCACCAATTATTTGATTGTCGACAATCCGTAAGTTAATTACTTTGTGTGAAATAGATTCAACTTTGACCCTACCGTCATCCGACATGCCAAGTTGACCAAAGCACCCCTCAAACTTGTCCACGATATCTTGACACACTTGTAGAGGAAATATTCGCCCTGTAATAGTAGGTCGATCAATTACTAAAATCTCTTGGTCGTGTAATACGTTAAGTTCCATTGTATGTTTCCTTATTCTGGTTTTCTGGGATAAATGTTATCTGCCATGTAAATTATGCTCCATTCGTGTTCGTACACCTGTTAATTGTAACCATCTATTACGAACAAAATAATAATAGTCAAGTGGGTCCAAACCATAATTTCCTACAGCCCACCCATCATTTGGTTCAATAAGGACAGTTGTCCCATCTTCTAATACTCCAAAATCAAGAGTATACGAATGATTATCCAACAATTCATATGATTTTTCAACACAAGACGTAATGAACTGGCTATTGGGAAACAAAAGACAATCCCCACTATAGTGTTTCATTCCAATAATCTTTTGGCAATTGATATACATGCGATATTCGCTTTTAATATCGATGATTTGTTGTGAAATTACGTCACCTTGAAATCCCTCACTCCATACTGCTAATGCTAAGTTGCTATCAGCAATGAAGCCCGTGAATGCTTTGTGTTGATAAGCAGGTTTAATAAAGGCGGGAATGTTGACTTGGGAAATAGGCAAGACTTCAACTTGTCTTCCAAGGAAATCTTTAAATAATAATAGATCTATTACAGGGGGAACAGTAAAACTAGATTGAGCCAACCATTGTGTACATACTTCAACAGAACCCACAATGATATTATATGGAGAAGGAGGAACATCAACAATGTTGGCAAAATGAGATACTTCAATTCCAGCTTCCTGTGCTCCTAACTTTGCTGAGTAACAAAAGTCAAATGCTAAATTGTTATTGTAAGGAGCTGCTTGAACATATAATGCTGGACGATTCATAAAAATGACCTATTGAAATAACTGGGGAATAAAACTATGCATCCACGAGTGGAATCGAACCAAGACCTGCTGATAGTTATAAATATACACAGTCACTCGAAGGATTATGTATGGTAAAATTTACCAATGAAGCTATTATACAATGTTTAGTTGATTATTACAACACAACGAACAAAGTTCCAACTTGTAATTTAACTGCCTCTCAGTTAGGCATATCCCCCATTGTAATTAGACAAAGATTTGGATCTTGGAACGATGCATTAACAGCGGCTAACTTACCAATTACAATTAAATTGCCCCCAATAACTATACAATGTCACAACTGTGGAAAATACATAACAGTAAGGCAGTGTAACATTAGTGTATCTGGCAACAATTTCTGCTCCAGGTCATGTGCCACCATTACAAATAATACAACCCGAATACACACCAGTGAATCAAAAACAAAAAGATCTGCCACACTAAAGCAAAAAATTAGGCCAATTAAATCCAAAATCGAACATTCTCTAATATGTGCTGAATGTGGGGGCGGCTTTATAGCTGAAAACAAACACCGCATTTTGTGTTCTATGGAGTGTATGAAAATACGAAACTCCAGATTGATGTCTATTTGGTTGGTTTCAAATAGAAAACACATCAGAGGACCACATCAACAATCTTATATGGAACACTCTTTTGAGCAGTGGTTAATTAGCCACAATTATACTAATAGTTTATCTGGTTATCTTATGGAAGTTAGATTTTTTAATCCAGATACAAAAAAGAATGGATGGGCAGATTTTGTATTTCCAAAATTAAAATTAATAATAGAATTAGATGGTTCACACCACAAAAAACGAAAACAATTGGACGATATTAGAGATGATTATTTGACTGGTAGAGGTTGGAAAGTTGTTCGAGTTACTCATCGGGAATATCAATCACAACAAAAACTACCTGAGATCAAACAACTTTTACACATACCTTAGCATCCACGAGTGGGCACGATCCACCAACCTAGACTTTAGAAGAGTCTTGCTCTATCCTGTTGAGCTACATGGACGTTGTTGCTATTTTTTTACTGCAAATCCTAAAGTTGCCTTGTCTTCTGTGGACAACCTATCTAATATTTCAAACTTGTGACGGATTTGGTCTGCTTGGTCTAATACTTTCTTTTCTTCTGTGCTAAAATCCAATGAAGTATCCACCGTGGTGGGAACCACGGTGGATGTTGGAGATGGGGTATTTCCTGATACCACATGCACTGGAGTCTTGCCACTCATATAAGAAACTGCAGAGGCTTTTGTTGAGTCGTCGCACACAGTGATAAACAAATCTGACGTAGGACCTTCAACAACCACTTTGTAAATGGAACACCCCAATACTGTTGTGATAAACTGCACATATGTTCGAGCACCAGCGGTTGAAGTACTATGGTCAAATCGTTGGTCTGGTTTACACCCACTTAATACTGTCACAACACTAACCAAGGCTAGAAGTATCATCGATTTTTTACTTATGCATTTGCATCTCCTAATTATAAAAGTAATGTGTTGAACTAATCACCGCCACCATCACCAAAACCATCACCACCAAATGATTCACCGATGCTACCAAATGCATCTCCAAGTGATTCGCCAGAAGCAGCTTTAAACATTACCCACAACAACAACCCAACCACAAAGCCTACAATTGCCCCAACCCATTCCATACCAGACCCTGGTGGAGCAACATCAAGCCCAAAGTAAAACCCACCAACTGTTGTTACTAAAATCCAAACTAAAAACCACATATAATATCTCCTAAAAATTGAAAAATTAACTAACATTGGCCTCTGGACTCAAACCAGCTTGGTTTAACAGATGTGCTGCACCAATGATCGTTATATTATGAAAAATATCGTTTAGTTGATATTTCAACTAACCAACCGACCACTGTACCTTCAGATACTTCATCGCCCTCTTTTACCATGAAAACACTAACACTGTCTTCGGGTTGTTTAAGCACATACTCACTGTTCCAAATATCAAACATTGGATGAGTTCTTAATTCTTCCAAACTTGTAAAATGAATAGGAGTTGTCTGTCCACCACCAGACGCAAAAAATACTGGTAACAATTTTGATTCGGTTTTTTGTGGTTTAGGTGTAATTTGCAATGGAGCGTTTTTTGCTCCTTTGTACAGTAAAAATATTACAACTGCAACTACAATTGCTTGCGCTATTAAATGATTCATTCAGACATCTCCCGGTTGGTTGCAGCTATTACTGCATCCTCTAGTGCTTCGTCAAAACTTACACCACCGTTATAATACTTCACATCAAATTCATATCCACCTGGAATTGACTTTGCATACAAAATATCATCATCGTCATCCAGCTCTGTTCTTGTTATAAAATAAAACTCACCATTCACAACAACCACATTAGGATCACTCATGTATTCATCTTCAAGTTCGAAGTCTTCAATCTCATGACCATTAGCTAACAACCAATCAATCGATTCTGTAAACGATTTACCAACTAAATCAGGTATTTTTACAATTGTACCTTTATAATGATCCACTTTACTCATTTGTGTCTCCTAAAATTAATGTATGCTCCAACTCCAGGAATCGAACCTGGCTTAAATCGATTAACAGTCGAGTATCACACCTTGTGATTTAGCTGGAATAAAACTGAGATATAATTGCGGTAAAGGGTGTTTGGTTTCATTATATGTGAAGTAACCCTTCGGTGCAGTGCAACAGTTTATATTTGGTTATAACATTTCCACCCAGTTAACAATGGGTGCAAATTTAATAGATCGAACTTGGTGTATTCCATGTTCGCCACAAGGGAACATATCAGCAAGTCGTTCTAATTCAATGGTCGTCAAAGATGGATATATATCTTCTGGATTAGACCCATTAATTCTACAATCACCAATAAGAAACTTACCTCTTAATGGTCTAGCTAATTCCACAAATTTAACCAATAAGGCCATATCAACATCAGTTGCAGCAAATTCGTGAGTGATATAATCACCATCGCCCTCATCTCCTTCAATAATAACTGTGTATGGGTGTCGTTCACTCATATTCATCTCCTAATAATTAAAATTAATAGGGAAGCTGATGCTGATTAATGCAGCTGTTTCAAGTTATCATCTTGACTCCCTACTTTGTACTCCGACCTGGGACTTGAACCCAGAACCCTCCAATTATGAGTTGGACGCTCTAACCAATTGAGCTAGTGGAGTATAATACTTTTTGTGCTCTACGGGTGGGATTTGAACCCACAATATGAATAAGATTTCACCCCACCCATTGTTACCAGGTTGACATTACCGTAGAAATGGTCGATTCACTATTTTTAACTTCTTGACCTTTTTATGTTCTTTTAAGCATTTTGTAAATATCTACGTATGAACTAATATTTTACTATCATTCTTTCTTTTAATCAACGACTTTGCTACCCAAAATGGTTTATATCCTTTAATTTTAATAAGGTAAGCTTTTTCAGTCTCTTCTCTTATTTCTTTAAACTTAAACCAACTGTGATAATATAATGGGTCTCTAACAAATGTGTTATTGGATAACTGAAATGAACAATAATCATCTTCTCTACTCCAACCATCACCAGATCCATCACCAGATCCATCACCAGATCCATCACCATAACCATCTTGAAATATAGCATCTCCAAACATTTTGAACTCCTATTTCATTTGATTACATTTTGCAGCTGGATCTTTTCTGCCCACTGGGCGACCATCATCATGTAAACAATACTTACATTCATCACATTCAATAGTGGTATTATATCCACAATCATACTCAGTGTTCCCATCATGATCAGTATAACCTTCACCCTTACATTTTGGATGACGTGGATGTGTAACTCCAACTGTTAATTCTAATGTGCTTAAATCGGTCACGGCGTATCTCCTAATATTTGAAAAGAATGTGTTGGGCGCAAGCTTCCAACATTGTTTATTAGCTAGTCGGTACTCCAGCTTCACCACCCTGCGCTACACTTCAAATAGTACCACCTATTTCAAAAGTAAGCTCGTCAGCCAGGACATGGGCATTTCATGTGTTACATTCTTAGAAGCCTTGTGGGGAGTTGAACCCCATATTCCCAAGGATTTATGCAGTCTGTCCAGACATAGGTGGAATCGAACCACCGTGCTACCACTGCAGGAATTTTATTCCCAACCAAGGCTTTTTGTTCTATTTTTCGAATCTGAAAAATGCTGCAAAACTTTCACCTCTGCAAGGCTTTTCATAACTCACTTTCCAACCTTTACTTCTAAATAACCCTTCAAAATCCAACCAATTGGATTGGAATACAAACTCTCTGGAAACAGACATCTTTGCAACAATTTGTTCAATGATGTCATCTTGTCTGATAGTAGCACTTTTCCCCTTCCACTTTTCAGCCAATAGAGTATTCACAATTGCAATAACAACAGATGGGATTTGTTTTCCTGCTTCTGCATCAATGTCATTAGGAGAAATGGGTTCAATTATTTGGTTATCATTCATATCGATACTCTCCACTGTGTAGTTGTAAAAATGTTGGTAGATGTGGATTCGAACCACATTCTTCAAGGATTAAATCCCAGCGCCTAGCCACCACAGGCTCTCTACCAAATAAACCGAGATATAATTGCACAGACTCTTTTATTGTCAGACACTCTACCGACTGAGTTACCACCTACGTATAAGTGAGCAGGATTCGAACCTGCGACCTTCAGATTGTTTGAAGTATGTCTATACTTTGCAACGGCTTGTTTCGTTATAATATATTAGTGGAGATAAAGTTATCGAGAGAGGTTTTAGGTGCTCTAACCAACTGAGCTACAACATCATTACTGATATTGGAAGGACTCGAACCTCCGGCCACCCGCTTAATAGGCGAAGTATCTCTCAAAATTGCAACCACATATTCTTTTTACTTCACCTTAATACAAAACTTTAGTAAGTAAGGCGAATTAGCTGTAGGCCAAGCTACTAGCTCATAATCAATTTTCTTGTCGTCTCTATCACGAGATAGTTTCATCAATTCTGAATGATTAACCCACTTCAATCCTGGCTCATTCATCATCAACTCCAACACAACGCCAACACTCAACCACCGATTCGTCCTCTTCAAAAATAAAACCATATCGGTTAATGTGTTGCTCAATAACAATACCCTTAACTGTGTTAATTTGTAATCCCGATAAAAAGGGTTTTTTTGCCTTTCTAACTTTCTTACCAATTAACCCAACATATTCAAGAATATTTTCTGGGGTTTCTTGTAACATACTAGACATTTTTGTCTCCTGTTATTATTAAAAAATTGCAGAGATAAAATTAAGAAGAGAGATTTTTAGTGTGCTCCCAATTTACATCAATTCTCCAAAAGTAAAACATTTTGCGGAGAACCCAGGAATCGAACCCGGACCACTTCATTAACAGTGAAGTAACTCTTCTTGTTGCAACTGCATTTGAGCCACATAGAGGCTTCGAACCCCCAACCTGTTGATTACAAATCAACTGCTCTACCAATTGAGCTAATGTGGCTTTTAATCTTTTACTAACTTATGCGGAGTATTATACTCATTTCTCAAATAATGTCAACAAGTGGGATAATAATCCTTCTGGCGTAACTTTATCTGAATCAAACTCTGTAAACTCAACATCATGTTTAACTAACAATGTTTTAATTTGTGTTGCTAATTCCATTGCTTCTTCACTTGTCTGATTTCTACCAATTTCTTGATATTCATGACTTCTATTAATGAAGATATTGATGTTATTATAACTCAAAAACACTTCTTTAATCAACTGTGTTAATGTATCCCTGTAAGGTGTATCATTAACATATGCTTCACTCATTATGATAGGCGAATCAGTAATAACATATTCAACCTTACCATCCAATCGCAACAACTTACGATTTTGTTTAGCTAACATATACAATTGGTCCGTGAAAATATTACCTCTTTCTTCCCAAACCATATCTTTTGCATATTCTGTAACAAGCTCCACTGAAAATCCAGATAATTTCATTAAATGAAATAAACCAGCTGCAGCCGTTGATTTACCACTACCAGGAGCACCAAAAATATTAATAACAACCATTATATAACTCCTTTTTATTAAGCTCCAAGGGAGGGGATCGACCCCCCGACAAGCGCATTAACAGTGCGATGTTCTACCGCTGAACTACCTCGGAATAAAATGGTTAGCGACGCGCCAGGCGTTTAACCTACACTTATCTGTGTCTGTACACTCTACGACATCAACGTAAGCGCCGAATAACCATTTTGCTCCATCCCCAGGAATCGAACCCGGCTCGAACTGATTAACAGTCAGTCTGCACACCTTGTGCATTGGATGGAATAAACTGAGCTAATTATTAACAATTAAGGGGGGGTGACGCCTTCTAAGAAGCGTGAAGTAACCCTAGGTTGTCAGTGCAGCAGTTATATTTGTTTAACTCATTTAATACATTATACACAATTATCATTTAAAATCAACTGTGGATAAATTTTGTAGTCGTAGTAGGAATCGAACCTACTTGTGACGGTATGTAAAACCGTTGCCATGCCATTTGGCGTTACGACCAGTGGAGCTCTTAACCAGAATCAAACTGGTGCCTAAACTATACCAAAGTTTTATTCTATCACTAAAATATAAGAGCTTATTATATACGATATCAATTTAAAAATCAACATCTGTATGTGGCTGCACGGGGACTTGAACCCCGAACACCTAGTTTAAAAGACTAGTGCTCTACCAATTGAGCTATACAACCATTTATACTACTTATGTGGAACTTCCCCTTTTCGAACTCATAAATACAGATACCCATTAAAATAAGGACATTGTACTATGTTTAACTGCCCAACTTGTGGTTCATCACATCAATCGTATAAAGCGATGCATCGCCACAAAACTACCAAACACCCAGAAACTATTCAAAGTAAAGCTGATAGAATATTATTATATAATAAAAATCTAAATTACTGTAAACAGTGTGATTCTCCTTTACCGTACGAGAAGAAAACTCAACAATTTTGCAACTCTTCTTGTTCTGCAACATATACTAATAATACAAGAGATCCAAACTTTATTTTTAAAACCCAAAATACCTGGCGCAAGAAACTCGGAACTATACATTTTGACAATCCAACTACAAAAAACAAATCATATGGAACATATATTCCTAAACCCAAGATTTCCAAGACGTGTCCCACGTGTGACTCAATATTTGTATCCAATTCCAAAAATCACATCTTTTGTCATCCAACCTGCAATATAACCAAAAATGGTAAAATAAGATATCGAGCACTTTGTAAATTTAATATAAACAAAAAAGAACACCCACAGCTATTTAATTCCACACTAATATCCAAATTTGGGTGGTATACTCCCTCAAACAAAGGACTATACAACCCTACAGGACTATCTTGGGATCATTTATACAGAATCCAAGATGGATTTAGTAATAATATCGACCCCAATATCATGTCTCATCCAGCTAACGCTGAATTGGTTCCTTGGACCATCAACAAATCACGTAAACACTCAATGATCACATTAGAAGAATTATATCAACGTATAGCGAAATGGGAATCTGGTTATCGTGATCTACCCGTATTTTTTGTGGAGATGACAGGCTATGATCCTGCTACCTAAACATTGCAAGTGTTCCGCTCTACCAATTGAGATACATCCCCAAAAACTATTTTTAACTTATACCCAAATAACAAAAAACCCCGGTTTCTTTTCAGAAGACCGGGGCTGTAAAGTTCAATTAAAAATTTTAATTACAACTAGACCCGACCTGATGAATTATTATTCACCTTGGTTGTTTTCGCTCTCGCTACTATGGTTGTTGTAATTATAAACATTTCAATTTTCTCTTTGTGGTATTCTATTTAGTACATCGTCCCATAAAACTGAGAAAAATGTATTTCGTAATTCATTTTGAGCATTATACACATTTTTTGATAAAAGTCAACAGTTATTTTTACGGAACAACAACTGTTGGACGGTATAAATATGTGATACTGGAGTAAACAATGCACAATTATACTATTTACAAAATAACAAGTCCATCTGGCAAATCCTATATAGGACAAACATCTAATTTTAATAAAAGGATGAGGGAACATGCTTCTCCTTCTAGTAAATGTAGAGCATTTAATAATGCCATACAAAAATATGGATGGGATATGTTTGTTCAAGAATATCTGGCAGAAAATTTAACAATAGAGGAAGCTAATAAGCTAGAAGAACATTTCATTAACGAACATAAAACACTTACTCCCAATGGGTATAATTTAGTACCTGGAGGATTAAACCACCGTCACTCAGACGAAACCAAACGCTTACTATCAGTAACAAAACAAAATATATCAGATGAAACCAGATTGAAGTTAAGTGAAGCAGGGAAAAGGCGGATACAAACAGAAGAAACAAGACAGAAAATAAGAAAAGCTAGATTGGGTTCCTCACAGACAGAAGAAACAAGACAAAAACGACAAACTGAAGAATATAAAAAAATATTTAGAGATGCCCATTTAGGGAAGATAGTATCAGAAGAAACAAGACAGAAAATATCAAAAGCTAAGAAAGGAAGAGTTTGGACAGATGAACAAAAAACAAAACTAAAAAAGCCCAAGGTGAGGAAACAAAAAACATGCACACGCTGTGGATTAACTTGTTGTGCCAGTGTTATTACACGGTGGCACAACGAGTATTGTAAAGCTATACTAAAATAGAAGGTCGGTATGCAATTAGAGCAGAATCCACATCAGCATATAATGTGGGCTCTGGTACAATTGCACTACCATTTTCTGGCTTCTTAAATACAATTTCATATGAAATGGTTTGTCCAGCTTGTGTAACGGATATAGTTAGAGCTCGTACAACTGCATCACGAACTCCTTTTATTGGATCAACATGAAACACTTCAACACCAATATTGTATAAATAATTTACTGTAGTCATTTTACTTCCTCTGTAAGCACTACAGTATTTATTAATCCATAACCGCTAACCGAGCTTCTTTGATTTTTTGTTTAATATCAGAACCTTTTGGCGTATCAGCTATAATTTGTTCAATAGTTCCATCAGAACCAATATGTCTAATCACATTCACATCACGGGCAAATTGGTGCCTTGGACCTTCTAACGAGTTACCACTCATTACCATTAATGTAGTGAATACCGTATCCACAAACTCAGAACTATTAACAGCTCTCAGCTGTTCAATAATATTCAACCGCACCTCTTTTGGTTGCTCATCAAATTTTACTAAGGTTGTCCCATGCTTTTGAACAGCCATAGTCAACTTGACACAGTCATTCGGGATGCGGTGAGACTTGAATGTTGTTTCGTCAAAATGCTGACCCATGATTGCAAATCTGACAGGAATATTCACTGGTGAGTATTTCATTGATAATACCCGATCGTTTCCATTAAACAAATCTACTTCTTGTTCTTGCTTAAATGGACACATAATATCAACATCAAATGCTCCAACCTGTTCTAATACTTCAATCATTCTGTAAGCATATTGTTCACCCAATCCTTTCTGAAACTCAGTCCAGATACGATCAGTGGATATAGTGTTTAATTCTTGTACCACATCAGCCATTAACACTTTTGTATGAGCACAAATATCAAAACCGTATCTTCCACTGAATCTTGCTGCCCGCAATACCCGAATTGGGTCTTCACTGAAAGCAGGTCCAATGTGTCGAATTGTTCTGGATATAATGTCATCATATCCATGAAATGGATCAATTAATAAACAAGTGGATCCAGTTTCAACAAATGTTTCCCAATCATCAATATGAACTGCCATACCATTCATTGTTAAGTCTCTACGACTCAAATCTTCTTCTAATGTAATGCCATTTGTATTACAGTCAAATTCTGTGTATCCAACTCCTGTCTTTCTTTCAACCCGCGCTAATGCGTATTCATCACCCGTTTTCGGATGCAGAAATACTGGAAAATCAATTCCAACTTGAGTGAAATTATGAGCTACCATATCTTCAGGTGTTGCACCAACTACCACATAATCAATGTCTTTAGGTTTAATTCCAATCAACACGTCACGAACGGCTCCCCCACAAACGTATACTTCCATAGTATTCTCCTTTCTTAATTTAAAAAATATATTATAATATTTTTACCCTAAAAAGTCAATACATAAATATACACACCCTCCAACTATTTATAACAGGCATTAAATATGAGCAGAAAACGGTTATCACAAGAAGAGTTTATTAGTAGAGCTAATATAGCTCACAATCATAAGTATGATTATTCATTAACTAAATACACTACTATGTGGAATACTGTTATAGTTATTTGTCCAATACATGGTAAGTTTACTGTGGAAGCAAATAATCATACAAAAAATTGGAATAATCCCGACAACTCAAATAGACCATGTGGGTGTGGGGCATGTGGTAGAGAATTTACTAGACAACGAAATAAACTCGGTACTTGGTCACAAGAAGAGGCCTTGTTACGTTTTAAAGAAGTACATGGGGATAAATATGATTATTCTGATTGCATATACCAATCATATCTCAAAAAAATTACTATTGGTTGTCGCATACATGGAAAGTTTACACAAAGGGTGGGCAACCATTTAGCTGGTTCTGGTTGTCCAAAGTGTAAGAATTCGAGAGGTCAGTCTCTTATCACCAACTGGTTAAGTACTAATTCTATTGAACATTTAACTGAACACAAGTTCAATGATTGTATTAATCCTAAAACTAAATATCCATTAAAATTTGATGTGTTTATTCCATCACACAATATGATAATAGAATATGACGGAGAACAACACTTTAAACCTGTTAAATTTCATCAAAAGATGACAGAAGAACAAATGCAACATTTATTAGACAAAACTCAATATAGAGATGATATCAAAAATAGATATTGCATTGAAAATAGTATTAAAATATTACGTATTCCTTATACAGAAAAGAAAAATATTGCTAATATATTAAGTAAGGTATTCTAAACCACCAACAACATACACTTGAATATTGTCGTTATCAAATTCAGTCATATTAATCTCCTAAAGCTATACGATAAAAACATATTATACTCCTAATCCCCTTAAACGACAACAGGAGAAATGGGTTACCATTTCTCCTGTGTGTTGGGCTATATCAAATTATTGAATAAAATAATCAGATGTATTTTCATCTAACTGTGCTTGCATATTGTTGATATAATATGACAATGTTTCTTGTGGTAAAATCACATTCTTGAGAGAATGTTCTGTTATTCCATGAGATACCATGGTAGTACCTCCAAACACATCTTCATCATAATACGTCATTAAGAAAATCTTTTCTTTTTGTTCTGCCATTAGTGCACCATTGGTTTACATACTTTGTTTTTGATACTGGTGTATCGCAAAGCCATCGTTTGATCTTTGAAAGGGATAGCTGAAGGTTCCGCCACAACATCATGTGGTTTATTGTCACAAGTTAAATACTTTTCAACTTTGGCCAAATGAGCTGCTTCTGCTATACCTTGTGCTTTATACTTTCTATCATGATAAGCATCTACTTTATCTGCAATTTTATCACAGAAATCATCAATTGGTTTGAATACTGGATAGAGCCAGTTATAACTAAATCTACCAATACTACCAGTCTTCACCGATTCATATAACATAACCACACCTACCATCCCCAACAATACAACAACGAGTGCAGTCATAATTGCGATAGGTATCACCGCCCCATACCACCAAACTATATCCAAATTATCAGCTGTATTAGCAATAAGTCCAATCCCCATACTAGCTAGTGGAACCACAACTATTCTATATGGAATGACAAAAAAAGCAACAATTAGCTTACAGATCTGTTGCCACGAATTTTCATCACTTTCTTTTGCCCACTCATCAAATGCCACCATACAAAATTTGTAATCCCCTTTGCTGTATGCATCCCACCCATATATCAACGGATGCCGGAGGTACCGAGTTTCAACATTAACATATCCCATTATATTAAACCAAAGATATATTGCAGCAATCCCAATCCACCGCATAAAGGCTTCAATCACAATAAACATCAATTTAATTGGAAAAAATAATAACCGTCTCCGTTGTTCACATTGATCCACTGCCGGGGAAGAATTGTATCTATTAACCAATCCAGCCAACCAATTTGGTAATGGCTTGCCAAATAATTCCTTTGGAATGTTCAATCTGTAATCTTCGGCCGAAGCAACGATTTCCATGGTAGTAACTCCATTACTCACTTCACGTTGTCCTGATTCAAATTTAGCATTTACCCACAATCTGCCCCAATAATAATCACCATACGAATTACGTTTCACTATTTCGTGTTCGGCTGCTTTATTCATTACTTTGTCAGCACACATTAAGTAAGCATTGACTTGTATATTACCAGGACGAGACAATGGAACATATGCAATAAATTGCTCCAACGGAAATACATGGCGTTCTTCATTGAACCCAATTGAATAATCAGTGTCGGAATCATAGTAGTAGGTAACTAGTACAACAACTCTAGGACTCACCATCCCAGAATCTCTGATTTGTTTCAGCAATGCTGGAGTCAAACACCAGCGAACAGGTACAGCAGCATTATCGATGCTACCATCTCGGTTACCAAATACCAAATCAAACGATTTTACGATTGGTTCAGGGATTGTTACGTTATTCATATTGATGATTCCTCTTTTGTTAAGTATTTTTCGATTACCGCTGCCATATTTCTTCGTCCAACAGGATTAGCTGTTAGAAATTTATATTCATGCGGTACATATAAGCCATTGTGGGCTCGTTCTGCTAACCACAACACAATTGTATATCCTGTCCGCTCTTTACCATCTTTAAAATCAGCAAGATCATGATCTAGGAAAATTGTATTATACTTATTTTTTGAAAGAAAATCAATTGCCTCATCATAAGTGCGGGCAATATCATATTGATCAGGATTGTCTGGTGTTCGAATGTCATCAATCCAAAGTGATTTTGTTGTCATATAATATCCTCGATTAAAAGGATATTATACAACTTCATAGTGATTAAATCAACTTAACCTTGCTGTTGTTGGCAAGCTGCAGTAAATTCTTTTTTCATTTTGTTATACAAATTAATGTGGCGTGATGCAAATGTAGACGACATTGCTTTAAGTACAACTTGTGGCCCCAATGCTTTTGATATTTTACACAAGCGAGTCATTAACATTGTTTTTTGACTTGCTAAATCACTAGCACGACCTTGTTGATGTACATTTTGAACTGCACCTTTAATTGCACCTCCAGCTTGTTGCGCTGAACGTCCAACTTGGCCTGCAGCACCCATAGCAGCATCTCCCATCTGTCTTGCAGCTCCTGAAACTGCTTGTCCTGCTTGTCCTGCTGCACCTCTGACTGAACTTGCAGCACCTCTAGCAGCACCACCGACAGCACCTCTAGCACCTCTCATGTAATCCATAACACCTTCATTTGTACCTTGTTTTGTACCTTTTTCAGCATTATATAAATCAACCATAGTTCTACCTAATTCTGCAACAGTTGGCAATAAAGCATTTTGACAGCGAGTATTCCATTCTTGCGTACTCTTTTCTGACTTACGTCTGTCTCCTTGAGCACTTGCTTGTTTCCCAGCAGCATGAGCAGCTAGAATTGGTTGCATAGTTTGTCTACCACGTTGTTCCATCTTTGAAGCAATTCTACCACCAATATGTTGTCCCACACCTTTCAAATAATCCATTGGACCTTCGTTGATTTGACTTGGATCATATTGTCTATATGGTTTTTTCTTGGTTTTTACATAGTCACGGTGATATACAGACTTTGCTGCTTTTTTAATAGATGGTTTTTTCTTCTTAGCTGCTTTACCTTCATTGATTCTATTCAATGATTGTAAGAATGTTTTAGGAGACGCACTTTCACCAAAGTTCCCACGGCTACTGTCAACAATACCAGCTAATTTATGGCCCAATTCACCATCTTCACCGTCATAACCATCTTCATCACCGAACTCGTCTTCATCACCGAACTCGCCCTGGTCTTCATCACCGAACTCGTCTTCATCACCGAACTCGTCTTCATCACCGAACTCGTCTTCGTCATCGAATTCGCCCTGGTCTTCATCACCAAACTCGTCTTCGTCGTCAAGATTGTCTTCGTCGTCAAGATTGTCTTGGTGATCTGATGCTAAATCATCTCTTGAGCTATAACTAATATCTCCAACATCATTTGTCATTTCAGATAATGCTAAGAATTGTTTCAAGCTTACATTAGAAAAGCTTTCACCCATCATTTTTTTGTAGATACTTGTAACATAAGCAAGGTTATCACCTTTACCTTCTCTAATAGCAGTTTTATGTGCTTTTTTCCATCTGCTTTCAGATTCTGTTACGGCAGTATTGCGTTTTTTTGCTAATGCTTTTATTTGTGGTTGTGGCATGTTGTGCTCCAGTATATTTGTATTAATTATTTATGATTCATAGCCAGTTCTTTACTAAGTTTTGATACACTTATACATATAGCTCTTTGTAATTACCTGACGTATAATCACACCCAAATTTGTGACAATCTTTTCTCATAATTGTAACACACTTTATAACAAACTTACCTGGTATTCTAGGATGTGCAAACACATCCACCACAATATTTAAATTTGATTCCGTGTCCTTGATTATCCATTTTATTTGTGTTTGATCTTCAGGAATATTAAACAGTTCCATACCAGCTACTTGTTTTGCTTTAGTGAATGCACTGGTAACTTCTGGTAAAGTAACTTCTGCTTCCCTACCAGTTAATCGATCTACCAAATGAGAATGTTGAGATGGTCCAGACGTAACTACCTCTACTGGAACCAGTGATTTGAATATTCGTTGAATCAGTCCAGATAGGACAGATATTTCTGTGTTGGACATCTCCAACAATTCTTGTAACTTCATAACTTTCTCACCAATCAAATTGTAATAGTATTTATTACATATCTAATGAGTCAGCTAATTCGTCCCTCAAATGTGTAGCAATATCAACACACTCGTAACAACTTTCAAATTGTGTAAGGGATTCAATAATTAAATCTAATTGTTCGAGGATTTCTTCTGGTCCAAGTAAGTCTAACATATGGGGTATATCTCCGTTGTAAAGGTTAATAACCTATATTTACAACGGATTGATAATTTATCCCAACAAAAGTTCTTGACCAGTTGGTGTTACTTGTTTGATTTCTGTTAATACACGTTGATCAACAGATAAATTGTACAATAACTGTTCAGCTAATTGACGAGTTGGCTGTGGAGACCCATATGGCACTCCCTTAATTGTGACTTGATATCGAATTGGTTCTTGTTCCGTTAACATAATATATCTCCTATAATAGACATATATTTATGTGTCATACATTGTGGCAGTATCAATAGCTTGTACAAATTTCATTTGTTGGACAAACACAATTGTACCATCAATAGTTGTTTGAATAACACTGCCCACAGGAGCCCACCCCTGCTCAATTAATTCATTTACTTCATCTTCCAAAACTTGTAAATTCACAACACTGTGTCTTACTAATTTGTACTTAGACATACTAATCTCCTATAATTGAATGATTTCACATTCATCTGGGTCCATTAAAAATTTAACTGCAGCATCATATCTATCTTTGTGGTATAAATTGAACACCGGAATACTTAGATATGACGCAAGTGCAATAGCACTACCTGTTCCACCCGTACCTCTACTATAAGTTTTAAACGATTCACACCCATCTTTTGTGTAACACACAACACACCTCACAGGAAGACTCATATTCCAACCAAGTATTTGATGCATATTTCTACCAATTAATAATCTGGCAACTCGTGATAACGCAGTATAATTTGGATGAACATATTTTGCAGTCATGTGTGCAAGTTCAGATGGTGGGTATAGGGAGGAATGGTGGTTATTGAATAACTTGAATGGAATGTAAATTTCTTTTTGTCCACTAACTTTATCACACCCCGCCTCAAATGCCGAATCAGCACCCACCGCCCCTCCTGACCTCAAAATCCAACCCTGTTCAGATGCTAACACAGCCAACTGCTCCATTTGTAATAGAATTGGTGCAGGAGTGTCTCTCGAACCAATTCCACTATAGATTTTTTCAGTCATTCCTTGCCCTACTCAACGATGTTTTGAGGAACAGTTGGTGATTGTTCCACTGATGATGGAGGAATAGGCAATGCAGTAGCATTTCCATCATAGATCTTATTTACAGGAGCCTTGTTGTGCAACTTGCTAATAACTGGAATGCTTGGTTCATTAATCAGATGCTCACTTTGGAGTACAACTACTGCACCTGGTAATCTGTTTTGGTCTACACCGTATATATTGACTGTATTCAATAAATCTGTGGGAGCAGCAGTGGCAACACCAGCCCACCCCATCACAACAATAGCACACAACATGTTAGTTTTTTTCATATAATTCTCCTTAGGTTATTCAGATAGGATAGTTAATTCTACCCCATCCGGTAGGTTATTCAACACACTATAAAAGAAATCAGGTGCAACATTAATACACCCACCAGTTACTCTATTATCAGATGGTGTAACACTTAATAATCTCTCCACTCGGTGTTGCTCAGGATTGTTCATCCACAATGGATGAATACCCTCAATTGTGTTGGTTCCTTGTATGAATACCAACACAGGTTCATTCAATCTCCAAGAAAACATCTTGGTGATTTTATACTTACCGGCAGGGGTAATACCATCAGCTGCCACCCCTGGTATGTTATAATTATCCATATTTAACCTGTCTGATTTTACTTTACCAAATAAAGCAGGTACAACCTTACTCTCTTTAGTATCCGGATAAAATACAGTTAATGTACCAGCAACCTTATCAGCTGTTAAAGTAGGTAATTCTTGTGCTTGGACCACCCCACACATTAATAACATCCATAAATATTTCATTTATCTGATTCCTGAGTTGGAGTTTGTATGTCATTTTCTAGCATATCACACGTTAATTTACGCGTTTTTCTATCGAATTCTGCATCCCTTACTAACATTCCACCAATATAACCTGATGGAGGTAATGCAAGCGCAGTGTCATCAAAACTCCAGATAGTTTGTGTCATCTTGCCAACACTTAACGTTTCCTGGGAACGAATTAAAAATTCATAAGGTAAATTAGTGGTAAGCTCGAAATCCATCAACTTCCAATCAATAGTCACACATTTAGCCACAATACCATGATTAACAGCTGTAACCTTCCAAGTATCCAATTGAATTTTCTGTGGACCAGTTGATGAATTACTTTTGATTGCTGTGACAATGATATTATCTTTGTCAGCTACTTTAACATAATTTGGTGTAGCAATACCATATACTTTTGCAACTTGAGCTATTTTTATCTTATTAGCTCTGTCTCGTTCTTGTAATGATGGATTAATATCAATAATGACTGGAGCACATCCAGTCATTAAAAGACACACACATAACCAGTTTAGTTTCATAATAACATTACTCCAATAATTTAAAATTATATTATACTACATAATCAAATGAGTTACAACTGAAATGTATGTTCCCACACAATCACCAAATTATAACCCAATGCCTTTATTTGGTTCTCTCTTTCTGTGGTTTTTTGAAACAACTCTCCCATAGTCCTACCAACCACTTCATTGATTTCATCTGGTTGATATATTTCAGGATTTCCGTGCCAATAATCACCATGAAATTCATAAATGGTATTTGTTGCCTCACAATATCCATCTGCTCTAAATCTAGTTCCAGGTATCTTCCACTCTGGTATTATCTCAACTGGCTGCTGATTTAACCATAATTGACACTTATACGAGGCCCAAAAATACTGTTTAATCTCAATTTCATGATACCGCAAATAGTTTCCAATAGTGGTCCCATTCGCCCCTACTTCAGCTGCAATCTGAGTAGCTGTTTTATCTTGATTAATGTATTGGTCAAATAACCAATTATAATCTTCTATTAGTGGAAGAACATCAACTAAATGGGACTGTCTTGCATAATTAACTCCATACTTGTGTTGGTTAGTTTTTGCACTCTTTTCTTTAATATCAGAGGTTTGAGTGTAGTACTCCACTCCATATCGATGGATATTTGTATGTCTTTGTTTATCTTGAACAATCTTACTCATTCTTGGATGGACAAATCCATACCTTACTAGGTTAGTTTGTTTAGTTTGCTCTTGTATAGTTACATTTTGTTGGGCACTTGTTACACCATATCGTTCCAACATCGTAGCCTCAAACTTAGCCCTGAATTGTTCAACTTGATGAGCTTGTTCAAATCCATACTTAGCCACCATCGTCTGCTTGGCTTTTTCTCTATTGGTGTATCTTGCATTTCCATATCGTTCGAGTTTTGTCTGTTGTTGCTTTTCTTGTATTACAGGACTACTACACACAATCTTGTATCCATACCTTTCTAAATTAGTTTGTCTCTGACGTTCCTGTATTTCTGGATTTTGAAATGCATTTTCAACCCCATATAAAGATAAATTGGTTTGTTTTACTTGTTCCTTCCCTGCTGCTGAGGTTATAAAGGTAGCTGCACCATATCTTTCCATATTAGTGGCTAATGTGTTTTTACTCTTACACATTGGACAACCACTTTTACTCACTGTATGATTTTTTGCAACTTGTTCAAATATTCCATGCTCTTTGCATATTATTTTTACTTTATTATAAGTGCCAGTATATTCAACTAATGTATAGTCATACTTATCGCCATGTATAACTACAGATTCTTCAATAAACTGTTCAGTATTTTTTCTTGATTTTGCCATATTACCTCCTATTAAATAAACAAAAGCCAAAATCAGTTTCCCAATTCTGGCTTTTGTTGTGATCTCAACGGCGCGCTTTTATCTACCAGCTAACTGGGCATGCATTGCTGCACTTGCCTGTTCTGCTTTCAACATAATACGAGCTCTGTCTTGTGCTGATGCATCTGCATCATCTTTAACAGTAGCATCAGTTGCAACAGGAGGAGTAACAACTACCGGTGTAGGTTGCGAAACCGAAGCAGTGGTTTGTTGACTAACAGCAACATAAGTGCCACCATCTTCAGCACATGGACGACCTACACGTTTAAACGCTTCACGTACGACATCATTTGAACACATAATTTCTTTACTTGCCTGAGTATCACCGTAACTGTGAATCTCTCTTGCGTTGAGTCTATTAACACACTCAATATCCCGCCAAGTTGTACCAAAACTAAATGAACCACCTGAGAAACCACCACCAACTGATGTTGAACCCATACAGGTTTCTGTCAACGTGGTCGTCAATGCAGGTGCAGTTGCTATACCAACAGCTTTCGATAAATCAGCTGCTTGACTAACATTAGTGCTGCGATTTGCTGCATCAACCAATGTGTTGTTTGTAACCGGAACCGAAGCATTTGTGGCAATGTCGCCACCTACCGATGCAGCTGATGCGATTGATGCGATTGCAGATGTTGCAAATAATGATGCCAATGCGATTGTTTGTAATAATTTCATATTTTTATTCCTTATGGTAAATTTATAAGAGGTGGAAGAGTTAATACTCTTCCACCACTGTGGACATTACTAATTATACAGGTATTAATTAAATAACGTGAAGCCGCCTTTGCCGCCTTTGTCGCCTTTGTCGCCTTTGTCGCCTTTGTCGCCTTTGTCGCCTTTGTCACCAGTAGCACCAGTAGCACCAGTAGCACCAGTAGCACCAGTAGCACCAGTAGCACCAGTAGCACCAGTAGCACCAGTAGCACCAGTAGCACCAGTAGCACCAGTAGCACCAGTAGCACCAGTAGC